GGCGGCCTTCCATATCTTTTGTCTCCAGTATTCGGGAGTTAAAGTGTTCATTTGAAATGGTTTATTTTTAAATACAGCTTTAGTTTGATGTAATATTGATTTATTTATGTCTTCCCATTTTTCAACAAATAAAACAGGAGCATCATGATACATATCACATATTTTCTTATTATTTACAATTGATATTCCGTTTGCTATTAATATTGTATAAGTTTCTACCTCAACAGTAGATACCATAAAGCTTGCTAGGCCCACGTAACTCAAAGTGGTTTCATGTTTTGTTATGGGTAAACAAGGAATAGATTTTTGTATAGTAGACATTATTTTTTGTTTTTCTTCTGTTTCATCATCAAAAATACCAATATTTCTATGTGCCACCTGTGGTAATATACACCCAACTGGTCCATTTTCGATACCCCTCGGAATTGATTCTTTTTTGTGATGCTCAAGATTCAGATCACTTACAAACCACTTGGTAATATTTCTAGGCATATTAATAGGCTCTATGATATTATCGTGTTCACAGTGAGTAATTAGCACAAAATTTGTGTCAGTATTAGACCTAAGCTCTTTACAAATATCCTTGTAATTTGATTCATCCGAATACACTATTTGATTAGAGGTACATGCAGATATATATGTTTGTTTATTAATTAGTTCCATTGAAATACTCCTTTCTCCATTGTCGACCGGCGGCAAAATGCCTGAGTATAGTATTTTCCTTTGGAGTGGGATTAATATAGAATCTGTTTTCTCCATCTTCCTCACATATATGTGTTACGTTCCATTCTGTTGGAAAAATTTGCACATTTTCAAGGAGATCATCTATGGAGTAGATTATTTCAGACGACTTATTCATATGAAATCCATAATTTGGCAATTTGGCAAAAGGGGTCCAGCTATGTAGGGGTAATCCTGTCATAGTATACCAAGACGCCTGCTCCCTAAAAAGTTCCCAATTGGGCTGTCCAGTTATAGGATTCGTGTGTTCGGGCGCAGAATTATGTTTCATTCTCTGATAAAAATCCTCATTTAACATATTCCTTAACATGTTTCGAGACCAATCATTAACTCTTATTGTATAGGCTCCCATACAATGGGTATTGCACGAATCAATAGCATATCCAAAAGATTTTCCCTTGATCGGCTGGAACGGCTGACTAAAGTTAGCAATTGCTATATCAGCATCTATATGTGACACTATGTCTCCATCTTTAACAAATCCCTCTTCAATCCAGTCGTGAACCAGTTTATGTTTTAACCATGTAGGATTTCCTCTCCAAAAATTACCGTCTTTTTCTCTTGGAAGTTTTAATATTTCTACGTATTCAAATCCATGGATATCCGAGTATTTCTGGTTCGCTTTTGACATAAAACGTACAAAAAACTCTTGCTGAGGCGGTGGGTATTCTGCCATACAAAAAAATACTTTTTTCATTATACAGCCCTCGCTAAAATCCAACATTGACAACAGTTGTTTTCTTCATTAGTTACTGACCCGCTTTCATTTGATAGTTCGTAAAAATCGGGCCACGTATGGTTTTGAAAAATTTTACAGATATAGTCATAATTTCCCCACTGTCCCATTTTCAATATCTCAAAACCGTTTAATACAAATAAAACAGCCAGCCCCATTGGTGTGAATCCACCAAAATGAGTGGGTGTCATATGAGGAATATTTATTGTTGGAACACTTGTAAACACCAACCCAGAAGGATTCATAACATTTTTAATGTTCCGAACGGCTAATTGAGGATTGTATAGGTGTTCAATTGTTTGACTAAATAAGAAAAAGTCGAATTTTTCATCCACTTGAATTTCTTGATGTAGATCGTGTGGGGGGTATTGTAATATTGTTTTTTTATCAAACCTGTCTTCAATGAATTCCAATTCGGGATCTTCATCATCTGTAACCCCAATATGACCAGACAACTCTATCTGACTGGTCCATTCTATAAAATCCAATATACACCAAACTCTTGGAAAATCATGACCTTTCCATCCGTTATATTTATTCCACACTCCCTTTTCTTTTGTTCCGGTATACTTTGGTACCTTTTTGTATTTTTCAAAATAATTTGGTTGTAGTTTTACGTAATTATAATATATATATTCTATGGTATTCATTTATTTCGCAGCTCCTTTAATTGTTCTTTAATGTGGGCTACCTCCAAATCACTTTGTAGACATCTATTAATGTCTTTCTGGTGTGTGGTTTCAATTATATTTATTTGTTTATGGAAGACATCCTTAATTAAATAGAGTAAATCGTATTTGCTTATAGGTGTTGTGCCAATTTGCGTTATGTATTCATAATCATCCCAATTTGCAAATATCATCTGGGAAATTTTGGCCCATTGGAGTACTGTTATGCCGTTCCAGTAATGGTTAATATACCCATTAACACATTCTGTTTGCGATAGGAACCATGACAAAAGTGACTTATTATACTTATCTATACCTATAATAGAGGACCTTATGATTTTTAGATTGGTTTTTGTTTTAAAGTGTAATATAGAAGATTTACTGATACCATATACATCTAAAGCGTTACTTTGTTTATATTTACCATACAGTTTTCCTATAGGCAGCTGTCCATCAAACACGCAGTCGGTATCAGGATGTATATATTTTACTTTAGACGGGAGATTATTCATAATAAATTGGGGTAGCTCATAATTAATTGTAAAGTCTGCTGTTTTTTGTGGAATAGCGCCTATACAGTTAATCAATAGATCACCTTTAAAATTGCGTATAGTCTCCTTAAATATTTGAGAAGGCCAGCGGTAGTCAATAGTGTTTAATGTCCAGCTGTACTCATTATAATATTTTGTAACTGCGGTACCTAACATCCCTTTATGGCCTAAAACTAGAAGGTTCATTTATAAAAATCCTGTTTTGCCAATATATTTTTTAGTTCCTGTGGAGTCACTACATTATTCATGGAATTATATTCTCCCCCTTTAAACGAAACCTCATTATACGTTTTAAGTGGGTGCATGATATAACAATCAAAGTTTTCTAAATATTTCATTCTTGGTATCTCTTCTGAGGAAGCCATGATTTCATGTATTTTCTCATTTACTCTAGGCTTTCCAATAGTATACTTTAAACCAAACATTTTTTCATATATACTAAAAATATCTTTAACACGAAAGCTTTTTAGATTGGGAACCACGTTTACGTTTTCTAGACTCAAGGCGTTTTCAACAATATCAACAGCTTCTTCTACACTAATCATAAATCGCGTCATGTGTTCTTCATAGAGAGTAAGAGTAATCTGATTTTCAATCGCATTCCATATAAGCGGAATCAGACTGCCCGTGGAATTCATTACATTTCCGTATATAGCTGTACTTAACTTGGTTTTTATGTTGTCATTATTTAGTATAAAAGATTCTCCCGCTACATATTTTAATGAACCGTATATTGTAGTGGCGGCTCGACTTTTATCTGTACTGATAAAACAGGCAGCTTCAAACTTATTACCTATAGCAGCCCTTTTACTATTGATTGCCCCATGTACAATAGTCTGAAGTGCTTCTTCTATATTGTTACTACATGCATCAATTTGTTTTAAACTAGCAGCAAATATTGCTATATTGTGTCCGGCACAAGACCGTGTCAATAAAGTTTGGTTTCTCACATCACCAATAATAAATTTAACTTTGGGGTACATTTTAGATAAATAATAATGTTTAGCTTCATCTCTACTAAAAACGGTAATTTCGTTCTTGTCGTAATATCTGCTTATAATATTTTTACCAAGGAAGCCTGCGCCTCCTGTGATAAATATTTTTTTGTTTTCTATCATTAATCTACCCATCTAATTATTTCAAATGCCTCAGCATGGTCACACCCGCTTTGTCCACCCCTCACTCTAGCAATTGCTTTGATATGATCCGCACTCCTAAAAGATCTCACCTGTGTCTCAATAAGAGAATATAAATGAAGCTTTTTATCTATGTCGATTTTAACGAAATGGTTGGGGTTAAATGTTTTATAATTATGATTCCAAAATACCACATGAGGCTGTTCATATATGAGGACCTTTTTAACAAAAAAGTTGATATCATGCGGTCTCAAAGCTGTCAAACACGCCTCATAGACAGCCCGATGGTCTTGGTTGTATGAAGGATGTGGAATATATATTTTATCAGGCTGTATTTTATTAATGTATAATTCAATATCTGGAATCAAATCGCTTGCGTTATATCTATTAACTGGGTGATGCAATAGATGAAAAGAAAAGTCTATTTCTTGCACAACCCTATGAAACTCTTCTACCCTTTCCGCCCTTGTTAAAGCTACATGGCCGTGCTGTTGGTTTTCTGCGAGCCCACAATGCAACACAAACGTATCACTACTCAAAATTCCCCCACACCCTAAGACTTCATCGTCTACATGAGGAGAAATTATCATTTGTTTCATAATTTGGCTCCCGTTAAATATAGAATTGTATTGTTTTTACAAGATACAAATGCATTAGGATAGGGATTTTGTAGACATCTAATTTTATTATAGAGTTCTTTAGCTGTCATATTTGTAAAATCTTCTAATTTTATTTCACTCATTTTAGGAGTACGACGTTTTTTAGTGTCATGGCTTATTTGTTTGGTTTCCGGTATGTTGGGATAGTGATTGAAAAATTTTATTAACAAAGACGTGGTGGCGTGCTCTATGTGATAAAAAACATCTTGAAGATTTCCACGTAAACTAATGTTTTCTTTATAGAGGATAGGCCCTCCGTCTGTTTGGGCTGTAGCCTTGAATAACGTAACCTTACTCTTCTCTAGTCCGTCTATAATCTGGTTTTGTATTGGAGAGCCTCCAGCATAATTTGGTAGATCTGATGGATGTGCCACTATTGTATAGTTTGAAGACACATATTCGTCAGATACAATCCAACTCCACCCCAACAATATAGTGACATCAAAAGAATTTGTTTGAGTAATTTCATCAAATTGTTTAGTAGTTGTTACAAGTGATACATGAGGACATTTAGAGCGTATAGAGTTATATACGTTTAAGGCCCAGTTTCTATAGGCACAAAATAATATTTTCATACCGAAGTAACCTTTCTGTATTCTGTCTTATAGTCTGACAGTATAAAGTGGTATGTGCGTGAATCACCGTCAGTTGATCTTCTTCCAAAGTCAATTCCAATTATAGAATGTGTCCAATCAAACCAAGACTCACTAATGTCTGGCCTTGAGTCTCCTATTATATTATCCCATTGTGGATAACTTTCTTCTGGTATAACCCTTTTAATTTCATGGGGAGTCTGTTGCCATTTTTTGTGAAAAAAAGGACCCGATATAGCACATTTAGCACCATCTTCTTTTAAAAGAGGGCTTTTCCATGTTTGATCATATTCACATGATAATGATTCATAATAGGCTAAATTGGCTAATCTTAAACGTAATACGAAATCATCGTCTTCGCATCCTCCTCCATAAAATCTCTGATCAAACCATCCTATTTTTCTAAAGACTTCTTTAGTAAGAGCTAAAAAGGCTACATTCCATTGTCCCACTACTGCATAGCCCCTATGTAGAAGTTGTAGCATAAAAGTAATTTCTTCTGGATTTGGAATTACTCTGTCATTGACCAAAATAACAGTTTCAGTTGGAGAAGTTGCTACAGCTTCATTCATTAATTCTGAATATGAATCATATGCTTCTGGTCTTCTGTCAATTCTATTGTTCCAGTGTATATTAAATTCATTATTTAATGGCTCTAATTTTTGCATCTGATTTTCTACAACCTTAGAATCAGATCCGGCGTGTAAGCAGATGGTGATATCTTTTTCTAAATATTTTGGAGAAGGATTATGTGGATTTCTAGAAAACATTATTCATTCCTAATTCTTGAATTGTATTCTTGAGTGGCTTTCAAGATAGACGTATCTAAAATTTTATCCTCTAGCAGCTTTATTAAACCGCTTAAATCTTTTGGAAAACATGAGCCGCCAAAGCCAAATTTTCCGTCTGGTCCCGGAACCTTCCAGTGAGAACTACCTAGTCGGGAGTCAGAGTGATGAACAATTTCTATCAGGTTATTATAATCTATATTTAGCGCTGAACAAATTTCAAACATATGATTAGCAAATCCTACACGCACAGAAAGATAGGAGTTTATAAGATACTTAATAAGTTCTGCTTCGGTTGGAGACACTTTAATAACTTCGGCATTGGGCCACATCGCCCTATAGTAGTTTTCTAGCCTACGCCCTAAAATATCATTGTTTAAGGGAATTCCAAGGATATGTCGAGTAGAGTTTCTAAAGTCTTCTTCTGCATTTCGTTCTGTTAAGAATTCGGGATTTGCTACAATAGTCAAACTATCAAACCGCAGTTGAAAACGGTAAGTGCTCCCCGGCACTAAAGTAGACTTAATTAAAATGATTGGTTTAACAGATAGTTGTGTTGCATATCTATCTAATAATGACAAGGAGTTTTCAACAATGTCTATATAGCATCGTCCCTCCTTGTCCATGGGAGTTGGGAGGCATAAATAAATTATTTCGCAATTTTCAATTATATTTAGATAACCATCGTTAATATCTAAATCGTCTGTTATATCATATGAATACGTAGTGTGAGAGGAGTCTGACAAAAATTTATATATAGCTCCCCCCACAAAACCCCTACCTATTACTCCCACATCCATTGATTTCTCCTTCTATATACTGGCTAACTGCTTTTGGGGATATATCTCTATAATATCTTCTAGTTGCTTCACTAATGGTCCTAAGTTTATCAGGATTTGTTAGTATTGTTTTTACTATTTGGTAAACATTTTGAAGAGGTATATAGGGAGCATTTTTATAAACCCAATTATCTGGCTGTGACACCGTAAGTATCACACAAGAAGCGGCACAAGCTTCAAAAAATCTAAATGATTCTGGACTTGCTGTTCCATGAGGACAAATAGCTATCTTTGTATCACACAATATCTTTGAATAGGATTCACAATCCAGACCCCTGTTGAAGCCTTGATAGAAGCCAAAAAAAGAATTGATAGAATCATCCATTAAAAATTGTGGTATCTCTTTATACAAATCGAACCTATTGTTTGCTAGTTGTCCCACAAAGGAAACGTCAAAATTTCTTTCTAGAATATTTTTTTCTGTAACTACAAAATCTTTAGATGGACCAAGCGGTAACGGTCTTAACTTGGGATGTTGTCCTTCATAACAGTATTGCTTAAATATTAATTTAACAGATGGATCATTTATTTCTTCTGGAATTCTATATGATTCATCAGCATTCATTAAAATTATTTTTTCTTCTTCAGTATCTGGAAGAGCATCTCCAAAGTTTTTGGCTACTACTGTAATATCTACATTAAGATGCGAAGATATTTCAGAAAAAAACCTTTTTTCTAGATTATTATCAGGTGTTATGTCAATGTATTTCATTTTGCCTCAATATAGATTGGGATAATCTGTACAAATTCCATAACAATCAAAAGGTTCTTTACCCCAGTCGGACGCAAACTTTCCGTTATTCGGTTTACCAAAAACAACTACAACTGAGCTAGGAGTTTGTTCCTTCTTTAACCATATGGAAGCTCCTAATTTGTCCAGACAAACACAAAGCTGTTTTCATTATACAAACCTTTCAAGCGTTTGAACAAGCTGGGTAGCTCTCATTTTTGTAGTTCCATTCTGTAATAACCACTCACGCTGTTTACAAACCATATCTATATATTCTTTGGTTGGTGAGTTCTTCACCAAAAGTCTATTGATAAGTTTTTCTAGCTCATCAAGACTACTATAGGAAAAACAAGGTAAATTTTGTGGAGCACACAAAGGTGGCTTTTGATCATAATCCCTAAACAATAGACAAGCTCCACTAGCTAATATTTCATAATGACGCAGGGAGTCCCACCCTCCTTTCTTGCATGTTAAGCCAAACCAAGACGATGCCATATCATTATAATAGTTGGTTTCGTCGCTAAAAACATAAAATTGTCGGGCTGCTGGTCCTAAAATTTGGGGACCAAATACAGCGTAAGGAGGAGCTGTTTTTTGTATAACTTGCTGTTTATTATTAAATAACATTGGACGAATTCGGTGAGAAGGAATACCAAATCCGGTGGGATATACATCTTCAGACTCTTTAAATAATTCTCTTTTAAAACAAGGGATTTTAGAAATTGTATTGTGGTCATGACCATCTAAATACCAAACACCATGTTTAGCAAGACTGTCTATTTCTGGTATATTTGTTACCCCGTAAGCATCTGTTACCCCATATAATACAAAGTCTACCTCGTCTACTTTTCGATTAGAAACCTCTTCAATAGGATATGTTAACAAGCTAAATCCCCAACCATGAAGCTCGTTCTTAGGAGATTCAGAAAAATCTCCATACATAATTTTTTTTCTAGGAAAGTCTATACAATCATCACCTAAAACCTCTCGTAAGCCATGCAGCATAGACACTTCTTGATAGTCTCCTTCAGATGAAGTAACGTATAATATATTCATTAGTCTTTCCATTCGTTGAGTTTATCTAGTATCCTATCATAACATCCTTCATAAGAGTAATATTTTTTATATACCTTTCTACCTGCGTCACGCATATCATTTATTTTGTTTTGACTCATCATACTTAAATATCCATATAGATGTCTAAGCTTTTTAGCACTACACAATACACCATACGACTCAAAATCCACCATATCATGAAAAGGTATCCAAGGCTCATCGTATATATAAACAGGAATTGTACCATAATTAAGAGCCTCACATATTCTAAAAGATGTTTTTCCGTACCCTCTAGGGCATAAAGCAAATATAGAACTTTTCATCGCAATTTCAAAACCTGTGACACCCATCCATTCACTGATAAAAATATCGTCGTATTCATGAAAATAATATTGCATTTTTTGCCTAATTACGTGTCGCCCCTTAATGGCTCCTACAAAACTACAAAGCAACTCTCGTTGAGGTTTGATAAAAACTGTGTTTGGTCGTGGCATACAATTTAATGGGTATGCATAATCTCCCATGCCACCACTAGCAAATGAATATAGATCTAAGTTTTTAACATTATGAAGAATGCCGTCGTCCCACTGAACTACAGTAAAATATTCTTTGTCTTTATCTAGAGAGTCAAGATATAGCTGTAGGTCTGACATATCGTCTTTGCCATAGTTTTTAGCAACATAATAATTAGTCCAGCAGACGGGAAGATACTCTTTACAAGTGTCTGGACGTTCTTTACTAAATCTATTATAAAAATATTCTTCAAAGATTGTAGTATTATAAGGAGGGTTCTCATGATTAGTGGGAATTGCAAAATCAGGCATCATATTAAGTCTCCCACGTAATACTTTGAGGTCGGCTGCCAACTAGCGTGCCACAAATGGCACGCATAACTCCAAGGTTTTAGATAAGATTTAATGAGTTCTTCCGTTGCTTCATCTCTATATCTAGCTGGAAATGGATGAAAGGATTGAGAAGGAAAAATAAGAATATTGTCTAGGGCAGTCCATGACCATGATCTTATGTAGTTTATAATACTTTCAGTAAGTACCCACGGACCAGTTTGATAAAGCACCTTAGTTTGATCGCAGGCAATATTCCATGGATTTTCTAGTGTACAACGCTCAATACACAAGTCTAGAATGGGATGGTCAATAGAAGATGCCATAATACCATTATTCATTTGTACTGATCTCTCCAAACATATACCCGCATAAAAAGAACACTTGTCATGAATACTAGTAAACTCTGATGAGAGACATAGAAAGTCTACGTCCACATATAGGCCTCCATATTTTTTTAATATCTCATACCTCAATATATCCGATTTGTTACCCCAACTAGGAGAGGCCAAATATAGGGTCTTAGTCTTCATTTCTGGCAAAAATTCTTCTACCTCTTCATTGCCCCATGTTTTCACTTCAAAGTCTGGATTTTTATTCTTCCAGTCTTCTATATTTTTAGCATACCATTCTGGCATTGGCGCACCAAGCCATATAAAATGTATAATTTTTGGTATAGGATTATCATGTGTGGTTTGGTCTATATTTTTTTCATAGATTTTTTTAATAAGAAGCCAATTGGCATTCTTTTCTGCGTAATTCCTATCAAATAGAGACGTTTCTATTTCACACATATCAAAAAAATTCATTGGGCGTCCTTCATATAAAAGGCGTCTCCCCAGCTTTCTGATTGCCACGCTACAAGCTCTCTAGTAAAGCCAAAACCTTGGAGGTAATTATCAATATCTCCGATAAGAGGACACTGGGCATATACTTCATCTCTGTTCACTTCCGCTATAATATAATCTATATGTTTCAATGATTTTTCTGCGCCTTTAAAAACTTCTAGTTCATATCCTTGTACGTCCACATTAATAAAATTATATTCTTTGATATCAATATCAAAAGTAGAAATAAAATTATCTAACTTATAAACTTCCACTGACTCTTTTTTCACAAATTTTACATTAGGGTGTTCAATAAGATGTTTCTTGGGTTTCAGTAATGAACTGGATGCTCCTGACCCATTTTTAATTCCTCCCTCTGTATGAGATATATACATGTCCATTAACTGATCATTTACATTACCAAGAGCTACGTTATGCACGTTTTCAGCAGCTATACATTTATTCTTTACTATTCTAAACAGGTCTTTTTGTGGCTCAAACAATACAGTATTAGATAGACCTACGGTCCTATAAAGTTCCAGCTCCTCTCCGGTATATGCTCCTATGTGGAGAACACCCTTAATCTGCATATTATATTTATTAATTAAGGCAACCAAATTAAAAATCATATTAGACCCTTCAATATATCTAATTCTTGGTGTGGGCATACAATCTCTGGAAAATCAATATGATCAAGATTGATTCTGTAGCCACCTAAAAACTTTTCATTTAAAAATTGTGCATCATAAGAAAATTCGTCACCGTGTCGGTTTTTAATTGTGTTTTGTACTCTATTGTTTGGACTATTTACTACACAGCTAGTCTTAAGGGACGCCATAAGGGGAGGAATATCAAACCAGAATCTCTGTAGTTTTGCTTCAAATTCATTGGGAGTTTGTTTCCACTCAAAAGCACCACTATTATTCAATATATTCAATTCTTTAGCGAACCGTCTAGCGTCTTGCTTTCTAAAAATGTGACCATCCACTGACAGGGGATATGACCAATAACCACCCACCGGAATTGTAGTACGATTCCATGTTAAAAAGGGATCATTTCGTTCTCGAAGAGGTATACAATCATCCCGTAACACCCCATCCCCATAGTCTCGTTTACGAATATTACTTCCTAGCCTTAGAGATAGACACGAACATGGATTGTGAAATAATCCATCTAAAACGCTTGCGCTAAATGCCACAGAGCTATAAACAATATCATCATCCGTTAAAAAACAAATATATTCCTGACAAGCGTGGGAAATTGTTTTTTCTATATCACCAAATAAACCTCCACTATCTTCCTCGTTTTGTAATATAAAATTTGTATCAAGACATTCTTTCTGTAAAATCTGATAAGATTGCACATGTTCCGTAGATGCCTGAAATATAACTAATATTTCAGACACTTGTTTAAAATTTCTTTGTATACTATTTAGTGTAAGATCTAGCTGAAGGGCTCTATCTTTACTAAACACGATTGCGGAAATCATACCACCATTCCAATGTTTTTTTGAGGCCATCTTCTAAATTTATTTGTGGTTCATATCCTAATAGTCTTTTTGATCTTGATATATCTAAGCATCTTCTAGGTTGGCCGTCTGGCTTAGAAGTGTCCCATTCTATTTTTCCCTTATATCCCATAAGGTCACACAGGAGGTGTATCAAATCAGATATTTTGATTTCTTGTCCAGTACCTACATTGATTGGATCGGCACCAAGCTGTTCATTATCTATAGATAATCTTATTGCCTGCGCGCAATCATAAACGTATAAAAACTCACGAGAAGCATCACCAGTGCCCCAACATACAACAGAGTCTTTGTTTCCATCTATAGCCTCTTGGATTTTCAGAATTAGAGCAGGAATCACATGGCTGCTTTTTGGATCAAAATTATCGTATGGTCCGTACATATTAACAGGCACAAGATTCACCGAGTTAAAATTATATTGTTTATTATAAGCAATTAAAAGCTCCATCAGGGTTTTTTTGGCTATTCCGTAGGGGGCATTTGTCTCTTCTGGATATCCATTCCATAAATCATCCTCATTAAAGGGAACAGGAGTAAATTTGGGATATTCGCATACAGTACCCACCATAACAAATCTTTTAAGTTTACCATATTTTCTACAAGATTCAATCAAATTTACACCCATAGCCAAATTTTCATACATAAAAAGTCCCGGATTGTCTTTATTAGCCCCAATTCCCCCCACTCTTGCTGCCAAATGTACAACATAATCTGGTCTAAATTCTGACAATAAATAGTCTACCTGTTTCTGTTTGGTTAAATCCCACTTGGACTTTCCAGCCAAAGGTATTACATCTGTAAATCCATTACTTATTAGATCATCACAAACGGCTTTCCCTAAAAATCCATATGCTCCAGTAACTAAGATTCTATCTTGTTGCATTTAATTCCTCTTTGGTACGATTCCATTTGTTAATGATATCATTAGCTTCTTCAGTATATCCAAATGCTTCCAATATACTACTAATTCTATGAAAGTTTGTATGGCCATCCAACAATATTGCTTTACCTTTTTTGGCTAAGTCATTTTTTTCATTTTCGTTTTGAAGATAATAGGCTATCTTATCAGTAAACTCTGCACGAGAACGAGCAGTAGGAACCGTGTCTCCAAAAATTTTATTTATAGATTCAACATGATCAGAAACACAAAATCCTCCCGCGCATAAAATTTTAAACACTCTTTCGTTTACATCGAATCCAAACTCTTGAGCATGAGGCTCACTAAGATTGGGAGATATTTTTGCAGAAGCGAATAAGTTTTTAACATCGGAATCATCTATAACTCCGCAATACTGGTTTACACCACTCCAAGGTTGATTTCCAAATATTTTAATATTGTAATAGCCTACTGGAAAACACAAGGGTAATAAATACTGATCAATTACTAACGACTTGTATGGCCAGTAGCCACCCACAAAACCAATATCACATGCAAGATGGTCTTGGAAAAAAGAATAATAGTATTCATCAATATCAGCGCACATCATCAATGATAAGGTGTCTATATCTAAGTTGTCTTTCCAGTGGTTATGCGTAGTGTTCATAGCGTCTTGATCATAGTGTATATGAACAAAGTCTGGCTTTCCTGTTTCTTCTTTTAGTTTTTCTAACGCTTCCTTTTCTTGATCCGTAGCATATAATATATTAAATTGCGATTTATCTACTTGTTTTTCATGATCGCCCCAATCGCCAGCTCGCAGTCCCACTTTTAAGTGTGGTCTTTCGTATATACATTTAATCAAAGAGGGTGTAAGATTATATGCTTGGCCCATAAATATATCCGGCTCAAAAGAATCAAAAGCATCAAAGGGTGATACGGCTTTACAGTCCCATATTGATGCCTCTATTCCTATGGTCCGAAAAGCCTTTAGCCATGCCATTCTTTGATAGAAATGGGCGTGTCTTCCATCACTTGATATTAAAATTCTCATTCGATAGATCCCTCATACAATCAATTTCTAATATGGACATATTATCCGGTTCATAACAAATAAAACTTCCACCTTTTGATATTATCAAATTTATTATTTCAAATAGTAACATTTTTTTTATGGTTTCATTTCCTCTCAAGTACAGATTTTTAATTGCTTCAAATTCTTTTCCAGTAATATAAGCCATCTGACACCACTTAGTAGATAATCCATATGATAAGATGGTGGCACGTTTATTAACGACCGTCAATCCCACCTCTTTACTGCTGATTTGGTTTTTATTATCAATTATTAAAAATGACCTATCATACTTAAGTTCGCTAAGAGTATTTAAATTGAAGTAAAGATCTCCATGAAAAAAAAACATACTGTTACTAGTTGTGTTGTTGATAGCTAATCTTAAGCTTTCAGAAGAAGTTGTTTGATCGTATATCTGATTTTCTACTATCCTTACTTTATTTTTGGTTTTTCTTATAATTCTATTTGTAGAATATCCAGTGACTAATATAATATCAGGATGACAAAAGGCATTTTCAAGAACTGATATTTGATGTTCTATTAATGTTCTGGTCCCTATTTTAATGAGACTTCTAGGCTCATATGATTTAATTCTTTTACCTACTCCAGCAGATAAGATAGCAACACACACGGAGCCGTTTGATTCTTTTTTTATTTTTTGTGTAAATCTGCTCATCGCGCTCTTATAGATGCAACATTGTTTTGGAAAACTTCATTAGTCATTTTCATCGACTGGTTTTGTCCGGTTTCTCGTACAATAGAAAGCGGATCAGGAACATGAACGATCATACATATATTTGAAAGTCTTAGCCATAGATCATAATCTTCGATACAACCTATAAAACCTTTACTAGCTGGCCCATGTAATTGGCTATCAAAAAATTCACCATTTTTCAATATTATATGTTCTAAAAAATCCTTCTTAATTAGGGAGCCGCTATGTACTATGCACCCATTTTCTAATGCTCTTTTATCGTATGGTAATTTATATTCATGTTTAATATAATTAGTATGCCCATATGTTCTGTGTGTTTCATAGTCACCATACGCAACTCCTACCTGACTATCATCAAGCAGTTTTTGTATCAAAACTTCTACTTTTTGAGGCTTGTACATGTCGTCGGCGTCTAAAATACCAAATATTTCGGCCCACTCCCACGCTTCCCACATAGCTATATTTCTTGCGGTACTTGCTCCAGAATTGTTTGTTTTATATGCATACAGATTATCTTTTTGTCTTCTTTCTATTGGCCCCGTGTAATAAGGAGTGTTCATTTCTTCGGCAGAGATTTCATCTGTTATTGATGATATTTTATCCCATGAATCGTCAGATGATCCATCTTCCAACACATACACACGTATATTTGGATAGGTCTGATTTAATGCGCTATCAATAGCCCCTAAAACATACTCACCATAATTATAATTGCTGATGATGATGGCAACATTAGGATTCATTATCGTCGATCCATACCCGATCGCCTCGCGAAGCATAGTTTTCATTAAATGTACTCCAAGTAATTATAGTATCTGGATCATCAGTAGGTACCTTTTTTAGTTTATCAATAAAAGTACCATCAGTATCTGTATCTGTTTTTGCAAAATTAAAAGCAGCAGCCTGAAAAATAAGTCCATTCATATCTTTATAAGGTTCTACTACAACCAACCTTTTCATGTCAATGTTTATACGGCGGTGTATTTTTTCCATTAATGTTCGTTCAATACTTTCTCCGCTAGTGGTGACATATATCCAACCATTTTTTGCGTGCCGAAAAGCACTCTCTATCATTAACCATGGGTCAGGCTGATACATGTTTAATACCATATTATATTCTGTTTCCTCAAACACAAAATGCTTCACAAAAAGACTATGAATCTCTTGGTTATATTCTACTTTTTTATTACATACTACAACATATCTTGCCTTATGATCAAGTTGATGCTTTATATCTAATAGTGTACGCTCTAAGCTTTCTAAAGGATTTTGTGGTGTATCGTCAAAAAGAATAAAAAATCCTACTATAGGTTTGATTTCTGAAAATACAGTTTTTTTAAGGTTGGATTTTTCTTCCAGAGTGAGTTCTTTGATCCACGGTGTTGGCCTATAGGTATTACAAAATCTATTAGACACAAAATGCGTTTTGCCGTCTTCATTAGTTTCTACATGATGATCAGGATTAATTTTGTCTACACGATCAATCTTACATCCAGATTGCACATATGCTCCTGATCCATGTACTATTTCTGCAAAAACACATTTATCGCAACTAAACTTCATTTCTACCATTAGGTCGCCTCGCGGTTACAATGCATTGAAAATTATCGTTAGAAAAATCTTTAGACTCTATTTTTAGATAGTCAGACATTAAATTGCAAATGTCTACCATATTAAATACCGAGGACTTAGAGTTGCCTGCAAATAAACATGTGTTTACATCATGAATACCGATTAAACCTTTGTTATACTGATGGGACAATAGGTCAAAGTCTAGTTGATAAAATGTAATTTGTGAATCTATTCTCATTTTAGACATGATTTTTTTTATTACGTCCCCTATTTCTTCAAATTTGAAATTAGCTAAAATATTATCAACTATTATTTCTGTAGCCTCACAATCTTCCACCAAAAGATCCAAGGTATTTAAATCACTAATCCATGTATAAGAAGCGTCTGATGGTTGACTCTTAGATAAATAAATTCTCATTTTAATTCCTACTCTCTATTTCAGTATAGTGTACTTAATAATTTTATTTTCTTCGCGTAGTTGCTAGAATTGTCGCTGCTCTTTTAATCAGACAATTCACATCTACCCATAGTTTTTAATAACACTTCGAAACATTGAGTTCCAAGAATTAATAAATTTACTCAAGTTAAAATCTTCTTCTATAGTCTTCCTAGCTGCGTCTCCCAATCTTTTGGCTTCATCGGGATCAAACAATAATCTTTCACAAAAAATCTTTAGTTCAAGGGGGTCATTGCTAAGTAAGCCATTTTTATTATGTGTGATTACATCTGGTATCATACAATTATTGGTACTAACTATAGCGCACCCACATGCCATAGCCTCCATCAGTGCTGTGGGCACGGGAGAATGGAGGGATGTATTAAGGAACACTGCTGAAGTCTGATATCCTGTTCTCAGCTTTTGTAATGAAGATGCAGCCTCTGACAAGCCGGGATTATTACCATATACTTTAACTGGAATACTGCTAGGTTTAACCACTTGATTCCATAAGTTCCATCCGCAGCACCAATCTCTATTAGGCCAGTCGTTTACCACCGATAAACAAACGGGATTTCTTTTTATTGTATCGTCTGGCTTCCAAAAATTACAATCAACGCCATGTTCTATCACGGAAGCACTATATTCATTTTTCCCCCATGCATTACGATTATAAGCAGATATAAAACTTTCATGGGTCACTTCTATTTGGTTGAATCCTTGTATCTGCGAAGACATTTCGTATCTTATGTCTGGAAGGACATGAGTGTGGCGTATAATAGGTATATTCAAAAGATCTTGTAGTTGATAAGAAGTATTTATTCTGTTGCAGCTTGTATGGCATAAAACTAAATCAAAATTTATATGAAATGGAACTTCTGATATGGGAAAATAATTAGAAGGAATTTTGGCATAATCTGTGTTCCATAGTTTGCCTTCTTTAACAGAATAAAAATTATGTCCGGTTTGACAAAGATTCTGTTCATATCTTTCATGAGTACAAAATGTAAGTATATTTAAAGGATCGATATCTGACAGAGATGCTCTACGTAATATAGACTTTATGGATTGCGATGTAGCTTTAGCTGTCATTGAGAATCCTTTTCATTATATTTCCTACCTTTTTATGGCTATACTTAGAGGCTGCCTTTCTAGCTTTAGATTTTTCTTTTTCAAATTCTAGAGGAGACTCTTTATATTTTGTATACATAGACCTCATAGCAAAGGCTAGTTGTTCTACATTAATCTCGCGCCACTTTGAATTAGCTGTATATAAGTTGGGTAATGTGTCAATAGCCTTATAGCATGGCACTTCTATTGAGGAAACCGAGATTCCCGAACAAAAATCATCCATCCCAGTTCCTTTAGTATATATTACAGGTATTCCCATAGCCATAGCTTCCATTGCTGGTATACACCAAGCTTCTCCATAGCTAGGCATTACGAAACAGTGACATTGATTCATTAGAGACAGCAAATCTACTCTATTGAATCTACCACTAATCACTACTTCCTCTTTATAATTTTGTCTAAGTTTAAGGCCGCTTTTTATGTGGGCAACATATTCTTGAAAAGTTTTCATGCATTCATTGGCGTCAGTATTTGGCCTATTTATTTTTAAAAATAAGTTCACGGGTTCTGCCGGGTGGAATTCCAAATGAAAAGCTTTAATCAAAGCCTCAATATTTTTTCTGGAAACAAATTCTCCTATAAAGCCAAAATTAAAAGTGCTTCGCAGTTCTTCCACTTGTGCTCCGATAGGAACATTTTTATAAGACGCAATAGGCAAGGAGTGGGGAATAATTTTAATGGGAACATCTACACCACTTTGTTGTGAAGCTTTCACTATTTGTTTATTTGGCACCCAAGCTTCATCCATTATATTAATATATTTATGCCACAATGAATCCCTAAAGTTGGATGTCTCTGTCACATAAAACCCTATATTTTTATATTTTGAATTATAAGAATAGAGGTGTGGTAATGTATGTTGTATACAGATATCAGATCCTGTCGTGTCATTTTGTTCTAACTCTGTAATTCTTTGTGGAATATCATCAGACATTTCGTCAAAAGAAATAGCACGAGGAACAACATCAATACCAGCCGCATCAATAGCTAATATATTATTGATACAAGCGTTCGACCATCCAGTTCCGTCTTTATAATTCCCGACGTACAATATTTTCATGTCTAGTCTGTTCCCACATGTTAAATGATTCTCTTAAATCGCAAAAGCTTTTGTAGGCTTTTTCTATATTAAATGGTTGTGAAGCCGCCGTTCCTGAGGATGTTATATTGTGAGACTCATTAAAGTAAAAATCTCTATGTGTACTTTCTACCATACGTTGATATGTTAAATCCCTCACCGTTCTTTTCCATAAGAAATTACCTATCCATTGTGGCTTCCCTAGAACCCTTTCAAACAGATAATTTGTTTGATCCGTAGCACTAATATCTTGAGGCGGTGGTGTAGTCGCAGGTGTAAAAATCTGAGGAGGCGATAACCAAGTTTGTGTATGGTCTAAAGTTTTTGTTTCGTGAAAATGTTGTGCCCACACATGCGCTGTTTTATCCCAATTATAATGGGCTAATGTGTTTTCTCTTATTTTAGCTCCTATAGCAGGAAGCGCATCTAGGTTAGAATATAGTTCTATTAATTTCTCAATCGTATCTGCGTTATTGGGTACAGCCCTATAGCATCCTGTTTCGCACTCCCTATTTAAAGCGAGCGGCTTGAGTGCTATTCCCTTAATGTTATTTATTACAGATTCCATTGCGGAATATTCTACAGACATAACTGGAACTCCACATTGAGCCGCTTCCAGTTGCGGCATCCCAAATCCCTCACTATTAGCATATTGCATATAGATATCGAATAAGTTATATATTTTACAAAAATCATCCTCTTCTACTTTGTTATTTATGCCCGCCATGTGACTACTAAATTTTCCACACTTTTTACAAAATGTAAATGAGTCCTTAAAGAAGTTGGGTTGTATCTCATGGCACAAATTGCATTGGTAGGTAAATAGAACTCTGTGAGTCAAGTCAAATTCTTGAAGCAATCTTGGAATGTCCCATCCTACATCTGGATAACAAGTATGGCAATATAAATATGTGTCTATAGCCTTTGTTTCATCTAAAAATTTTCTAAAGACTCTAAATAAATCAGGGTAAAGTTTTCTTTTTTGGTTTCTCATTACAGTACCAATTAAGAATATATTTCCAGAGATACCCATAGATTCCTTATGTTGGACCTTATTGGTAACGGGCTTAAAGTTTGCACTAGCACAAGGAGACGCAATGCCCTTATATTTTATGTCGTCACACTGCTCAAGAAGTGTATCTCTTCCAAACTCTGAATAAGTAAATACGGCATTTGCACTGGCATATGTAGATACCCACTGTGGATTTTGTGGAAATGCATCTACAGTGGGCATAATGGACCAGTGAAACAAATCTCTGAATGGAGAACGCGCTTCAAATTCTATCATCCACCAGTCCCTAATGTCTACTACAAAATCAGGCATAAAGTCTAGTAGTACAGAATTAAATTTGTATTCTCCAAACTGAAAAGAGGGGGACGATTGATATGTACCCCAGTCGGGACCGTTTTGGAGTGGTTGGTTGGGATATATTTTCCAAGGCACACTTGGAATGGATGGGTTGTTATCGTCTATATAACACGCTAATTCCGCTACCTCGAATTCAGGCATACAGTGCAATCTAGACATAACCTCCTTGCTATAAACAGAATATCCGGTGGGCAAGAAAGAAGCCTCTGTACAAAAAAGTATTTTTTTACGCTTCTTCATTAAGATTTTCTTCTCTATTATTGTTGAAGATTTTGAAATTGGTTATTCTAAAGTTTACCTTTTGTCTTTTTTCTTCACCAACTGTCCATCTTTGTTGTCTGGCGATAGCTTCTACGGCAATAAAGTCCCCTTTTTTGCAGTATTTATGAATAGTGGTGGCGCCACTATCCCATGCCTCGAATTCTAGAAAATCCACCCTTTTCTTTTTCGTGCCGTCTTTATCTTTTCTATGTTCCTCAATAGCCAAAGTAAAGCTTACAAGGTGGGTATTATTTACTTCTTTTAGTCTGGGGTCGGCTACCAGCCTGCCGACAAAAGTGCATCTATTCATAGGGATCTCCAAATTAAGTATGGGGGCTCCTATGTTATATAGACCCTTCTTAAATTTGGCACACTTTATTTACAATAATTCCACCATCTTCTTTCTTGGATGTCTGTCCCATTAGGATCACCATGTTACCTTCGACTAAAAATTCCTTGTTTTTTTGGTAGTCTTCTGGGAATATGATGACTGAATCTAGTACGCCAGAGCTATCTTCCACTGATAAAAATGCCATAAGTTGTCCCGGATTTTTACCCTTTTTAGTCTTATATTCTCTTAAGGAATTAATCTGCACAGCCACATTTACTTTGCCTTTCATGTACCCAAGAGCTACATCTTTACATACAGTATTTACAAGGTTGCTTTGAACATAGTCTGTTTTACCGCAAGTTAAGGCGCATCCCATGTATTTCTCTTCCGTATCGGCAATCCATATGGGGTCATCTTTGATATCATAAAATGGGTTTTCTAGGGAGTTTTTGATATCTACTACTGTAATCAGTCTTCTAGAATTAATCTTGAGATTATTGATCATATATCCTATACATTGAATAAGAGTCTCATGGTTGGAATAATTCTCTTTGATATATTTTTGTTCTCTTGCAGATAGTTGTTTCCAGCTGTCAAACTCATATAGCATTTCATTTCTGTTCTTGTTATTATTTTTACCATTAAAAGCCCCTACAGAAATCAAAGCCACCACAGCCTGTTTATTCAAAATGGAACATAAGTTATTTAAAATATCAAGCCAATTCCAATCATCTATAGTCTTGTTCAAAATCTCTTCTGTTTCAGGAAGAAACTTGTTTATCTTATCACATTCTACTTCGCCCACATGTTTAACATTATTGATACCAAAGTAAATTGTTTTTGAGACAGACTGAAAGTTTTTATATAGATGCTTCAAACGGGGAGGATATACTTCAATATCATTCATTTTAGCATCAGTCACTAGCTCTTTAATTTCTTGTTTGGGGTCTGGTTTTCTTTTTGCATGATTAAGGTAAGTCTTAAAAAATCTCACGGGACGATAGCACTTACAGTATGCACTCCAATAGGCATTGATAGCATAGCTAACAGCGTGGGACTTGTTGAAAGCATAACGATTGGATTTTTCAATCCATGAAAAAATCTCTTCAGCGACTGCCGTAGTAACAGTGCCTTTATTTTTTGAGCCTTCTAGAAAAGACTTCTTGACTTCTGTCATCAAGCCAGCTTTCTTTTTTCCGATAGCCTTACGTAATGAGTCGGCATCCTTTAGACTAAAACCTGCCAGTTCTTGAGCTATCATCATGGACTGCTCTTGATAAACAAGCACCCCATATGTTTCTTCTAGGATGCGTTCTAAAGATTCATGTGGATATGTTACAGGATCAGTTTTGGATTTTCTATCTACATAATGTTGCGTCATAGACTTATCATCCGTAAAAGCTTTAAGACAGCCGGGACGGATTAGTGAAATAAGAGCGGCTAGTTCTTGAATATTTCGGGGGGCTACCCTTCTAGCCCATGAACGTCCGAGTTGCGACTCTAGCTGAAATACTCCCTTTGTCCTACCATCACATATGAGATCCCACACCCTATCATCGTGAAAATCGTTCATGTTAAACGTAAAATTCGCCATTTGCAAAAGCCTTTTCAAATTTGGTTTTTTCTGCAAGCTTTCTTTGGAACTTCAAAAATTTAATTAAAATGTTAGCTGTATCCTTAACATCCTGAAGAGCATCGTGAGCTTTCTCTTTTGATTCTTCTGGGAAGCCAAAATATTCACGGAGGTAATCCATGTTTAAGGATTTTACATCTTTATTGTTTTCCGTCCATGAAAAAACCATGTCCATCAAATCAAGTTTAAAGATAGGATTAAAAAGTTTTTGTCTACCCTTAGTGTCGGTTGGCCCATGCTCTTCACACATTCGATGCACTATAGGCAAATCAAATCCAATAATATTATATCCGGCGGCTATTGGCGCAGTGTAACTAGATTTTCTGAAATTATATTTGTCACAGAACTGTCCAAATTTTTTCCAAACTGTCTTAGGGAGAGGTGCTTTCGCTAGTTTGTCCCTTGTCTTATGCGTAATTGTTAAAGCTTCATCTTCAAGCGGATCAACACCTGCCGCCACAGCCTTTTCCTCATCTACTATTGGCCTCATCTCACTATTAAAAACACCTCCGGGTTGAAGGGTTAATTTTCTAGCATGGATGGCAATTGCTGCTATCTGAGTAGGTTGCGTCATCAGTGGATTACGACTACCAGTTTCAAAATCGAAGACAATAATATCTCTATAGTTCATTAGGATGTCCCTTCTACAATTTCAAAGAATTTATCTAACGCATCATCAATATTTCTATATATTTTCGAGAACTTTACTTGTGAGCTACTTGCGTCTACTTGATACATACCGTCTTTTCTATCTCTATACTCTGGGAGCATCTTTCTTAGGTCACACACTGAGATCTTATTATACTCTAGAGCGCACCCATAATAAATAACTGATTTAAAGTCCTGCCTAAGGATGTTGTGGTCTCTCATGTCTACTCCTTAATTTCCATAATTTTACTTAATAGATCAATACCTAATATATCAAACTTAACATGTCCCTGACTTTCCAAGTCGCCCATTTCAAATGCAGCTATCATATTGCCGCTTTTATCCTGTGTCATAGGACAAATAGAATTCAGGCGATCCTTAGAAATAATGACACCAGCAGCGTGTTTACCCATAGATTTGTTTGTACCCTCTATTCGTATGGCTTGTTCAAAAAGTGGCGCTAAGGAGCCTTCTAGGGCTCCCTCGTTGATCTTACACCACTTTCTAAGATTGTCTCCTTCGTTTAACAATGCCCATTTGATAATGGACCTTTCTTCCATACTTTCCAGCTGATCAGAAATATCTGCTTCGTTAGGAATACCCTTGGTGATCTCATTCATTTCAGCAAATGAAACGGCGTCATGCATTCTTAGTACTTCCTTAAGGGCTGCTCTTCCTTGTAGTCTACCAAATGTGATCATCTGAGACACTTTCTCTTCGCCATACTTTCTTTTAATATAATCTATTACTTCTTCTCGGTGTTCAGCTGGTACATCAATATCAATATCAGGTAGCGATATATATTCTTCGGTGTTTCTGCCTTCGTTATAGAATCTTTCAAAAATCAAATTATATTCAATAGGATCTACGTTAGTAATTCCTATAAGGTAGGATATTAAACAGCCAGCTGCTGATCCTCGACCGGGACCAGCGAGCCAACCCTCTGATTCAATATGTCTAATGATATCTTGTACAATAAGAAAATATCCTGAAAGATCTGCGCCAAATATGACATCTAGTTCCTTCTTTATTCTATCTACGTAGGCCTGTTTAGCCTGATCTGTTTTTACTTTACCTTGTGGAATTAATAAACGTTTCCACCCTTTTCTACATAACTCTGTTAAATAATCGTTTTCTTCCATACCATCTGGACATACAAATTTAGGAAGCATCGGCTTCCTTAAGATATCATATTCTTCACAGAGGTCAACTACTTGGTTCACTTTTTTGATTTCATTTGCATCAATACCCATACTTTCAAAGTCATCAGGAGAGGGGAGATAAAATTCATCTGAATCAAAGAAGCGTCTGTCAGCCCCTTCTAGTTTCTTTTCTACTTTAGATAGAGTGGTTTTCATCCCAGAGCATAGTAATATTCTTTGTAGAATAGCATCTTCTTTCTGGGCATAATAGATTTCTCTTTCTCGTAGTGGTGAATCTAGTCGATACAGATTATCCTTTTTAGTCATCTTCTCTAATGTCGTATTAAAATTGTCTGTACCTATGGTTCCGGTTAGCTCTATCAGATCAAACCAGCCCGCTTTGTTTTTTGCTAAGAGACTAAAGTCGCCAAAATCACATCCTATAATTGGTTTAATATCCTCGGCTTGACACGCTTTATAAAAATTTACGGCGCCCGACAGTGATTTATAGTCAGTAATAGCGCACGCTTTATATCCATACTCCTTACATTTAGATACGATTTCATCAGGCTTACAAAAACCCCGAAGAAGACTGTAGTGCGTGTGTATACAGAGAGGAGCCCAGTTCACTTCAACAATCCTCGTATAAATTCTTAAGCATTTTTAAACTAACTGCCAATGATTCATTTTCTGTATACTTTCCTACTTGTTCATAAAGACGTGTTGTTATTTTTTTTGCCGTCTCAACATCAATAAACTCATTAATTATACCAAATATTTGGCGCGCTTCGTAGTTATTAGTTGGCATTAATTTTTCCTTTTTTCTTTCTAAACTTTTTAAGATCTGAAATAGCCACGTTATAACAATTTGCCTTGACCCTAAATCCATTTGATGGGTCAGTCTGTCCCTTACGCAACTTGTGCGCGCTCCTAAAATAATCCTCCTTTGCTAACCAACCTAATAACCAAGCCCTCCCCCATTTTCCACTTTTATATTCCACCCTTACAAACGCATACCTATCACACTCTTGCTTAGTATTATAGGCAGCCACGCTGCATTCGTAAAATGGTTTAGGTTCACTCGTACATCTTTTGGTTTTGACATCGTATTTGATTTTACTCGATGCTGTTTCGTAGAGAATATCGTAGTCGTAAGTATTTGATACTATACCATTGATTATCTCATTGGCAACCTCTTCTCCTAAAAATCCAGCAATATTTCCGTCGCCAGCAGTTATGGAGTTCTTTAGTTTACCCATACTACGTGCCTTACGCCAAGCCCGCTGTTTCATTTTTTCTGTAATTGCTATTTCAATCATATTTATCTCCAAACAAAAATATCCCAACTTCTTAATTCCGTAGTGTAGTTTTCATGTTTAAACATGTCTAGTATTAATTCTGTATCGGGACCATTTGCTTCTACAGTCCAGCATTTAATGTCATATTCTGTAAAATTAAATGTTTCTAATATTTCTTTTTCAAACCCTTCTACATCTATACTAATATAATCTATGGTAGAAGGCGCTCCATGTTTTTGCAATAAATTATTTAAGCTAATTGTTGTGAGATGGTGCTGCGGGTAACGAAAACAATTATTATCGTAATCTTTTACATAGCCAAAAGGAGCTACCGCAGATAGCATCGGATCTTCCTCATGCGCATAAAATGGTACAGTTATACCGCTTGTATCCAACACAGGAGAATTTTCTAAGGAGCATGTTCTATTTTCTTTTAATTTTATAAATGACTCTGGGTTTGCTTCCACACATATTCCATACCAACCAAAATCTTTTTCCAAGGTATAGGTGTTAGATAGCTCAATACCATCATGAGCACCTATGTCAACAAAAAATCCTCCAGTTTTGTTATCATGCCTATCTAGCACCCACTTGTCCTGTCCTATTTGAGAATAAAAAATATTCATTTGTTTACCATGCAAGTAGTTTATTAGCCACCTTGGTTGTTAGAATAAACACATCCATATAACCATCACTATTTTGGTCAAGAGATTTAATGGGACGCCCATGATGCCATAATTTTTTATCGTCCATTGTTACCATATATCCCGCCTCTAATGGCAAATAAATAAAGGGTTCCTCGTCTTTTTCCATATAAACTAAAAGATGGCCGCCTTCTATGTTATGTCTTGCTATTCCTACCGTTGCTATGAAATCATTTCCATCTTGGTGTACGCCTTCTGGAGAAATTGGGGTTTCCTCATATAGTGTAACAATACGCATTTGATGTATCTCAACAAGAGTAGTATAAGGAAGAGAATTCACCATTCTAAATTGATAAATTATCTCTTTCATGCCGTCGCTATAGAGCGCACTCTCATCAATATTTTCAAATTTTCTTTCAACATTACCTTGAAAGTTATTATATTTGTCTGTCTGCATAAATTGATTAATAGGAAGTGCTTTAATAGCTGTAGGTTCTACCATGAGTTCTACCACAGAATATCGTCGCAATCTATATTTGCCATCCTTATGTTCTGTGGAAGGCAGATGATTAAATGAGGGAGACAAATCTTGTACCGTAGAATCCGTTAATTTATCTAATCGTAAAAGACTCATACTACATTCCTTTTTCTGTTAGCCCGGCGCTTCATAATGGCCAATACTAAAATCCTTTTTAGTGCAATTGCCAACTGTGTCTTTCATACTGCTTCCTTTCAGCTCTTCTTCAATATACTGACACATTGATTTGTTAGTTCCGGGCCATTTGTTTTTGTAAAAATGACATAATTTTGTACACTTCCAGTGGTTGCGATTTTTTGAAATAGGAAGAGGCTTATCGTTCTTTTGTATTTGTTGAAATCTTTTCCCTAGCATGTATAAAAATTTATTTTGATCGTTTCTATCAAAACACATACTAAACGGACCCCCATCCCTAATATAAAATATAGACATAATAGCTTGATCATATTGTGGAAACATCTTAGATATAGCGTAATTATACAATAGTAATTGAGGATCTTCAATCAATTTCTCATAAGTTTTTTCTTCTCCGGTAGCCCAGTTTAATCTACGTCCTGTTTTCCAATCAATAACTTCTATAGTGTTATCATCTACTTGTGTAACCAAATCAATAGTTCCCTTGATGGCTAGTCTTCCGTTTATTTTTTTTCCGTCTGGCATTTTATAAGAATACTCAGCCCAATCTTCTTCTATGGGAATGTCAAATTGAGGCTCACTAGCAATGACATTTCTATTGCGAGGATCAAATTGTCCATCATTATATTCTAAGGCATCCCAAGTTGATTTCTTGCAAAAGTTAAAATCTGCATTTGTATAATTATGAATACACGTACTAGTGTAGTAGTCATAACTTAAATCCAACAAATTATTAACAAATTTCTTAGTGCTAAGTTGTTTCTTAGAGAACTGGATTTTTCCAAGGGCATCATCAGTAATAGACATCTGTTTGTTTTCTTTACGCTGCATTCTTTTTTTACAGGAGGCTAGGCATTCCATGACCTTATGAACAATGGTGCCCAGTTGGGCCTTTTTTCCAGAAATAGATTGATGACCTAATACATATGTAATAAAATATTGCATTTGGCAATAATCATAATTGTTGTAGGACGAACTACGAATGTATGTTACTATCATGGGCTCTCTTTAAATTTATGGATTCCACCTACAAGTTCTTTGTTAACTTTAGGTTCTGGTTCTGGTTTTTGTATTACATTGCCCAACCATCCCCAGCTATCTAACGTTTTTACAAGTTCTACATTTGTTTCATAGATACTTAAATTCTGGTTATCTATAACAGCATCCCAATCTTCCCAGTTTTCCAAGGCTGTTTCACTAGTATGTTTATCTTTTGTGTCTTTATGTCTAGTTAATTTAATTACCTTACCACCAGCATTTTGAATCGCTTCTGCTTCATTTGGAAATCTACAATCACTGATGATTGCCACTAAAGGGTTTTCTCTTTCTATTTGGTCTATTGTGGTATCTGTCCAAATATTTTCCTTAATGGTTCTACAAATATCACTACCAAAATATTGTAGAAATTCCCTAGCGCTCATTTGTCCCGAGGAAGACTTTTTGCATCCGGGCATATTTTCCCACCTCATTGGTATCATAGTGTTTTTTTGTCTGTCGGTGCCGTAACACTGTATTCGGGTCAAACCAAATAAAGCTATAGACATTTCCTTAAGGGTGGTAGCAAATGCATAATGCTTTACAAAGGGCCACATGTTATTAGACGCCCACTCGGCAAATTCTAGGTCACTCCTAGTAATATCCAGAAGGCCTTGGTTTTGCTGTTCATGACCTTCGGCATCTATAGTTTTTGTGTCTACAGCCAATCCACCATCTTCAGTAATAGAAAAATTATCTACAATATGGTGTGATCTCAGTTGGTAACCATGTAAAAAATTACAGCAAGTGTTTTTGCCAGACTGTTTGGTACCAGCAAAAGCAAGAATTCTGTTCATAGAGATGCTCCTTGGATTTGGTCACTAAGTTCTTCTTTGATTTTCTCAATAGTCATATCTCCAACATCTTTTTCGGAGATCTTAGGACGATAATAATTAAATCTTCTTCCGCCTTTTTCGGCTATTTGTTCAGCTGCCTTCTCGCCCGCTTCATCAGAATCCGTAAGAATCACTACATTTAGTGCTCCACTTTGTTCTAACAATACCAATTGATCATCAGTGAGGCTGGCTCCGAAGATTCCAACCGTATTTGGAAAACCAGCCTCATGCATTTTCCATACGTCTCCTTGACCTTCTACTAAGATAACGGTACCAGTTTTTCTAACGTGCTCAAGAGCTAAGTTTAAACCGTAAAGATAGGATTTTCGGAAGCCCTTACTATGTAACCACTTAGGCTGCATGTCTGGAGATGTTGATCTACCAACGCATCCAACATAATTATAGTCTTCATCGTAGATTGGAACAACAATTCTTCCTGACATTGGCCTATTTTTTTCTAAACAAAGTCCCACATCAAACAAATCAAGCGTTTCTGGATAATATCCTCTGTTAATATAATATTTAGCGGGTATATTTATTCTTCTGCGTACCTCTTCTCGTTTGACAGGATGTGAAAAACGTTGGGGTTTTCTTTCAAAAACCTCAAGCAACTTCAACTCTTTATTTATTTCTAGGGGTTCACTATAAGTCTCTAGGTTCTCAATTTTTGTATCAAGAAATTTGAGGCAGTATTCAAATGCCGTTATCAGGTTGACTTCTTTATCAAGACGATGATTTAATACACCACGCACAAAACCCAACAGGCTAGAAGCAAAATCCTCTTCACACTGTCGTGTCCAACATTTCCAATTTCCCTTGATGACATCCCCATCTGTAAAAATAGAACACCCTTCAGGATTATCTCCCCCATGTATTGGACATGGAAAGACAAGCCTATTGTGGTGTTCCACGGGCTCTATTTCAAAATGGTCTAATAGATCTGACACTCTATCAAACAGCTGATTAGACAGATGCGATATCTGTGGCTTCGTAATCTTCATCAGTTTCAAATCCTCGATCAGTTTTCTTGGTGGCTTTTTTCAATTCATTACGTGTTTTGCCTTCTTCTATTCTACCATACTTTCCGAACATATTCATGTTGATATAATCGCCATCATCTAGGCCAGCCCCATGACGTGCTACTACGGGCACTAATTTTCTGTTGCCATTTTCTTCGAGGTCGTCTGCTATCTCTTCATCTGATTTCATCTTGAATATAGTAAAGCTTGTACATAGCCAAATCAAACGATCAGAACCAGAAACTACATCCGTTGACTCTTTAGTTATACCATCTCTATTCAATTGCACAAAACTTAAACATGGCACATCATGCTTAACACAAAAATTATGGAGTTGGGTAATCTGAAAACCAAGCAACTGGAATTCTTGCATGGAGTTAGAAATACCATCTGATCCCATTAGCTTAAGGTAGTCATATATTATTAAACAGTCTTTAGTTCTACCATTTTCGTCTATTCCTACGTGTTGATATAGCCACTTACGCATCAGCCCTAAGATATTTTCAAAAGGCTGTCCCGCAATACTAATATAATGATAAGGTATAGCCTTAAGCTTTTCGGCGGCTTCCTCTATCTTTTTTTTGTCTATCTCATTTTCTGCAAATTTTCCAGTAGATATTCTATTGATGTCTACGCCACTGAGATTAGCAAGCATTCTATTCAAATGATCTTCTTTAGACATTTCCGTGTCTAACATCAACACTGGGATCTCTAAATTCTGTGTCACATGCAGAGCCACTTCATCACCAAACATAGACTTACCAACTTTTGGTCGCGCGGCCACAAGGTCTACGCACTTTCTTCTAAAGCCGCCTCCTATAGCCTGATCGTAAATTGAGAAACCACTACTAATACCAATCATATCGGTAGGATTGTCTGCGAGATGGTGAATGTATGCTTCTACTTCGTCACCAATTATTTCTGGTTGATGACTAGATGATTCATATATTGCAGAGGTAGCGTCCAGTATTGGCGACTCTACCATAGTAATTAAATCATTTATATCCTCATCACCACTAATAGTGTTGAGGCGTTTTTCACAAACCTTGAGAGTCTGCTGAATATTTCTAGCTAGTTTTAGCTTAGCTATTTTGGCCGCATGAATACTAATATTATCTTTATGGATAGGAAAATTGAAAAGGGATCGTAAAAATCCTATCTCATTTTTATTATTAATATTTTCATACAGGTTTAGATTGTTAGCTGCCGCTAAAATAGAGGCTAGTTCTACATGACTACTTTCTGAGATTACCTTCTTGACACATTTGAAAATGATCTGATTCATTTCATTAGTAAAATGATCAGTATCAATAAAATCAATATTCAAAAAGGCATCTAGGCCATATTGACATAGACCAGCCAGTACAGCCCTTTCGGCAGCTAGATCCTGTAAATTTCTTTTGCTTACTTTTTCCATTTTTTGATGGCTTTAAAATAATTAAGCTCTTGTGTGACGGCTGAAATTCTACCGACTTCAGAACTTGGATATTTATCCTTTGCTATTTGTTCAGCTTGTTTGCAATCCGTTGCTTTTATTTTCAAATGTTTGGCTTGTCCATCTGGTAAAGTAATATAAACAACGTATTGCATATATCCCCCTATTTTTTAATGAGTTTCTCATACTCTTGTCTAGAAATAAAAGTTGTTTCTGTTGTCTGTTTGCTTCTGAGTTTCATACAATCGGGGCATTTTTCAATGGCCCCAGCTCCTTCATGGGTGTGGCTTTTTAGATAGTGATATGTTCTTTCTTCAGAGTTGCGTATCATATACAAAAATGAACGGTGTCCTTTCAGTAGCGTAATTATAGAATCTAGCTCTTCTTCAACAGAAAGCTTTTCTTCTGGCAAATCTGTAGACTCTTCTTTTATTTGCTGAAGTTGATTTAGTTTTTCTACTGAAATTTCTACAATTTGTTTGTCTTCAGTACCCCATAGATCGTAACACTCCGTACAAAACTTTTGCATTTCCGTGTGGGGTTTTGCGTAGTGCAAACTTCTTAGTTGTGTATCCACCAAGCAATTTTCGTATTCATTCATCTTAGTTAAGATAGTATATATTTCTTCAAATTTACTTTCTATGGTTTTTTGTGGAGGAGTGGAGGATGTTGAAACCGTCATTGCTAGACAAACACCAAGGCCAATCAGATATAAAGCATTTAACAAATTGATCTTCATTATATCTCCTATGGTCCATGCCACGGCCACTTCTCAGCCATGGCCTTATTAACAGTGCCATTTTCACCAATCTCAACTAGCCATCTTCCATACTTTCCTGTTTTATATGTTCGAACATTCACGTTACCACGGTCATCCATATTAGCTACTATTAATTTTTTAAGTTCATTGGTAGCCGTTTTGTAATCTACATGTCCCCGTTCAGGAGTATTAACACCTATAAGCCTACAACGAAGACGTGCCGTAAGCTTTAACCCTAGATCTACATCGAATTCGACAGTATCACCGTCAATACAGCGAATTAATTTTGCTCGATAGTTATACATATCATCTCCCTATTTGCCAGAACTACCAAAGCCATCTCCTCCCCTCTCAGTTATATCAAGAGAATCAACCACTGTCAAAGAAAAGTCTGGAACTTCCTGAAAAAGTATTTGGGCGATTCTATCTCCAGCACTAACCTTTAGAGGAAATGGATCATTGGAAGCATTATAAAGACATACTTTTATTTCACCTCTGTATCCTGAATCTATTACGCCAGCAAAAATTGCAACCCCTCGTTTAACAGCTAGACCAGACCGAGGCCAAATTAAGCCAACATATCCTTCTGGGATTGACATAGCAATTCCAGTAGCAATGGTAGCTCTGCGGCCACGCTCTATCTCCCTATCCTCTAAGGAGTAAAGATCCCAACCAGCATCACTTGTATTATTTTTAGTGGGCACAATTGCTGTATCATCAAGTTTTTTAATATCAATATTAAGCAATTATCTTCTCCTTTTTACGAGGCAACTATCACACACAAAAAAATCTCGCGCGTGCGCTTCTGGAACAATACTTGTTTTACGACACTCTTCACATTTTTGCTCTACCCTTTTAGCTTTTTTTCTATCTCTTGCAGTTGGTTTGTAGGATGGGGTGGTGACATCCATAGCCTCAATTTTATCATCAACAAAAAGATTCTTACGTTTACCTTGATTAACTGGTGTAGCACTAGCAGATCGCAGGTCTTTATCATCGGTTATTGATGAGATAAAGTTGTCTTCATTTCGTGTTACTAGAGAATCTTTCTGCGGATCTTCTTCTTTGGGCTCTTCTGGTGGCGTCTCAACTGTTGCTAGTAACGTATTGGCCATCTTAATAAGTTCAGGATCGTTAAGTTCCATTCCCTTTTTTAATAGTTCCTTAGCTGTGTCAATTACTGACATTATGTTCTCCTCTTAGACAGGTTTTGTAATATATCTCCCATTCTTTTAGCATTATCAGCCTTTTCGATAAGGGAACTAAGTCTGGCATGGGTATGTGTTTTTATTTTAATAATTTCAGAAGCTAGAGGATTTTCTCTCACGGCGTTCCAATATTTTTCTTGCCATTTAGTATACTTGTCACCATATTGATTAACAATTGGAGATATTATATACCAGATGCTATCGTCAGCCCAATCTAAAATTATTCTTTGTTTATTGTAAATGCTTTGTAAATAGTCTGCATGAGAATATAATGTATATGCCTTTTCTAGACACTCCTCAGCACTCAATGCCCGTAGTTCCATTTCACTTGTATTTAATATAATACCAGCCGTAGAATTTTCTTTCGTAATATCAATATTATTGATTGTTATCCAGTCTTCTACCTTGGATAAAAATTCATTCAATTTTGCTTCGCCACTCATCTATGTCCTCATTATATTTTAGTGCTACAAAAGTAATATCGTTTAGATTACACCATTCAACTTTATCTTTGTCCCGAGCCTGTGCTTTATAAAAGTTCATCTTGTTTTTAAAAAAATGCGAATTATATTTGAAGTGTTGTTCTCCATGGACTTCTACAATTAGATTTCTATTTGGAACAACAAAGTCAGCACGCAAAACAGACTTTCGTATACTTGTTTTAGATCCCGGAAGAGAAACCTCCTCTAATATTCTATCAAAAGGAAAAATTTCTTCAAGAAGTTTTTTTGCTTTATCGTGTAAGTTAGATCTTTCTTTTGACCTTGCTTGGTTACGGGCTGGTGTCCAGCTGTATTCTTTACCGTCAAGACCTTTTACTTTCATACTCTAAAGCATCTCCTTTATTTCGCTTTCTAATATATGAACCACCTTAGGATTCTTATCCAAGAACTGATATAGTTTTTCTTGACCCTGTACTTTTACTGATTTCAAAACTGCCTCCATGTCTTCAATATTGACTTCTGGATTAATTTCTTTTACAAGCTCTAAATGGGATGCCATAAACTCACACGTCAACCAAGCACCAGCTTTACCTATCATACCGAGGTCTTGTCCTAGAATAATAAGCTCTTGAATCTTATCTATACCATGTCCATATTTTAGCCAGCTTTGACATTCTCCTCCCGGAGGACCCATAGAAGAACATAATATACGCCAATTAATAGCCTGTCCTACTTGTTGATCTCTTTGCTCCCACGCGGCTATAGACTTAACTTCCATACGTGTATCGGCTTGATACTGTATTTTTTTACCGCAGTCTGGCATTCGTGGGGCGCCATAGCCTGACGTATTAGCAATAAAATGAGTAATAATAATCATAGTAGCCCGTTGCTTTGGTACAATTTGCCCTAGTTTTTTGCAGAAAACAGATAGCAGCTTGGGAAGACCTGCTCGTCCGGGGGACATATCTCCATCTAGTTCTTTTTCAGGCATTAAGGCTGAAGTAGAATCAATAATACATACGCACCTATAGTTTTCTTTAGCGCTTACTAATTTAACTGTGATGTCTAAAAATGCCTCAGCGCTTAATGGCTCGTCTTCTGCGTGTACAATATGAATTTTTTCTTTATCCAGACCATCTACGCCTAACAAATTCATTTCTTTAAGACGCCCTTCTGCATCTAAATAGATAATCGGGCGCTCTTCCTTTTGGCAGTTAGCTGCAATTTGAAGTGCTGTAGTTGTTTTACCACACTTAGGATCGCCCGTCAAAATAATCCAAGAGCCCTCTTTAATCCCACCTCCCAATGCGATATCTATAGATGGTCCCACAGATATAACTTTGAAGTCTTTTCGTTGATCAAGGATCTGATTACCTGTCGATATCACGTTTCCATACTTTTTAATAATTTCCTTTTTAAAGGATGGATTATTCTTTACCACAATCATCATCACTCCTTTCAGCTCTTTTAATTTTAGAAAACAGATTTGTCTGACCAAAGGCCTTACGAGGTTTAGAAGTATTGTCTATTTTTTTAACAATATTTTCTTCAGTCTTGGGCTGTTGATCTAGAAGATGGCGCATAAACGCCACTTCTTTTTTAACAAATGGACGTGGATTAAAAAAACCCAGAGAATAGGTGTTCTTTCCTCTGGGGGAATTTATATATTTTATTAAGGCATCTTCACCAAATTCTTTGATTAACTTTCTAGCTGCAACTATTTGTCCTTGATAGGACCTTTTTTGTTTTTTGTTCCAAAATTTATATGCCAGACTGCCTTCGTTATCTTTCTCGCATTTACGTTGACACATTATTTCAGCGGCGTACTGAGCAGCATCACAATATTCACCCGTTGAGGGCGACTTGAACCTGCTTACTTTGCTTCTTTTTTGAGCCATCTTTAAAAATCATTAGGTTAACGTTTTCGGGGGTCAATTTTCTAGTTTGGACGGGTGCCTCGAATTCGCACAGCGGCCAACTAAATTTTCTAACGTCTACAGTTTCAAGGTTATCATTTAAAACGCCGGCTGTCAAGTGCTGAAAAGCAGTAGCTGCTCCACTTTCCATATTTATATCTTTAGACACGCCACGTACTACAAACACTCCGTCCAAACCGTTGGGATTATCAAACAAAACTTCCTGAGGGGCGCCAAAAACCAATACTTGAACCTTGGTTACACATTCTCCAGTTTCTTCACAAAAATTCATAAGGCGCTCCCATGGAGAGCCCGTTTCTCCGGGCCTGTCATAATCTGACCATACAGTTTGACCGTCTGTCAGCGCGCATTTCCAGAGAATTTCTATATCTTCCATAAGGAGTTTATGAACATATGAGTCTTGTTTGGTACAAAGCATATCAGTCCTCTTTAATCTTGTGTATTGATCCTTCATGTCTGGTAGAGACATTTACTTTATTTTTTCGTTTGTTTTTATTTTCATCTGACACTATTGAGGCCGCTTCTGTCATTACCACCACTCCTCTCTCCTTTTTTCGGGCAAATAGATTATGCGTTATAGTGGTTGCATCTACGTCATCTTTAATAGTTTCTAGATGTCCAGTAACTATTGTTTCTGATCTATTCAGCTTTTTAGACAAAGACGCTACAGTTTTATTGGAGTTTTGTTCTATGTAAGACTTCTCATCGTTAGATAGTGGTCCACGTTTCATATTAGTTCTCCATCATAAGCCTTCTGGCTCTAGTAAGGAATATCCTACTCGAAGATTTTAGATATTCTATATACAAATCAAATACATTTTTTTTAACTTTTTTGAAATCAAAATAAGGCCTGTTATACGTAAGCCTGTCTGCGTGATATGGATCGAGAAGATCTCCTCTTCCATATTTTACATAATAAATTTCAGCATCACCTTTTATGATTAATTTAGCAAATGCCATTTTTTGTTCAGCCGTCTTTCCTCCGTTACCATAGAAGACTTCTGTGGTTTTAGGAGGTTCAGGAATATTTAATCCTGAAAGATCTTCATTTTCCCACCTAGCCATTTAAACTCTCCAGTTTATCTTTAACTTGTTTAAGACAATCGGCCTCATTTAGACCGTCTAAAGTAAATTCAGCCGCGTTTGAAATACCGTATTTGTTAAAAGTTTTAGTGCTTAATGGTGTTGTGTCTAAGCTTCCATCTGTATTTCTTTTAACTATTTCTACAGTGAATCGTATAGTTGCATGATGAGGACAGTTCGCTCTTATAGGATCTTTTTCTATAATTGTTAGCCCTCCCTAATCCACTTGGCTTTTTGTTTCGGAGTCATTTTATTAATTTTTCTGTACAGATCAGATTTTTCTTTATTTTGCTTGTCTTCGACGGCGTTGTCTTCTTTTCGTCTTTTGTCCAGTTCATATTTTCCCATTTTAGATTTGTTTCTATCGGCCATTTGTCCCACCGTAGTAGGCTCCCCAACTACGAATGCAATTGGGGCCTCTAAAGTTACTCGTTGTAATTTTTTCTTTTTGCATTCAGGACATTTAGATAATGCATCATCTTTAATACTTTGCGAAACCGAAAAGCTGTGGTCACACGATGAGCACTCATAATCATATGTTATCATGTTAATATTTTGCATAAAGTAAATAATAAAGCAACCAAAAGTGGAACGCCAATATGCCCACGGCGGTTGCAAATGTTTTATTTCTTAGTTTATCTATCAAATAGAATTTTTGTAAAAAGGTAGCTATAAAGAATGTATTTATAAATTTTAACGCTATCAATAAGGAAACTTTTCCGCCGCTATGTGTTATTATAAACTTTGCTACAGGATTTTGCTCATTTTCCAAAATAATTTCTTGGGTTTCTATAGTCCAAAAGCAATCCACCGCAACAATGACTACGATAATAATTATCATAGCGTTGAATGTTATGTTTTTAAGTGTTGTCATGATAGTTCAATTAAGATCTTAGCTATTATATTATTCCTAACTATATCTGAATTATCCAATTCACAAACTGACACTCCATCGACATTCTTTAGTTTATCCATACAGCGAGAAAGAGCACCTGCTTCGTTACTGACCAAGTCTGTTTGATAGAGATCACCGTTGATAATTGCTTTAGATTCTTGACCAATTCTGGTAATAAACATTTTTATTTGTTCATAGGTGGCATTTTGTGCCTCGTCAAGAATCATAAAACAGTCATGAAAATTTCTTCCCCTCATATATTCTAGGGGGCATAACTCAATTTTACCCTGTGATCTGAAACTATTAACAGTTTCCCTACTGAGAAAAAGATTTAACTCTTCTATTATAGGCATTAAATAAGGCTGTACTTTTTCAGTGAGTGAACCGGGTAGATAGCCTAAGCCTCTCCCCGCTTCTACGACTGGCCTTGATACTATAATTCTGTCAACCTTTTTACTTAAAAGATATTCAGATGCTAAACCTACCGCAACGGCTGTTTTACCAGACCCAGCTGGACCAGAACAGAAAGTAATTTCTGATTCCACCATGGATATAATATATTCTCGTTGATTTTCTGTTTTTGGTTTTAATTGTTTCCTATAATGTAAAGGTTGGTGTGGTGACTTTGGTTGTTTTCTTCTTCTAGGCATTAAATTTGGTTTACCTTCTGAAGGTGGGACGATCAGTGCGAGTTCTAAGTCCATCATACCATAGTTTACGTCGATTGTCAACACGTTTTCTATTGTGGCGATCATGATGAGCGTGCGCTCTAGGATGCACATTAATAAAAACATCTACTTGACGACGTGGTCGATAGCGTACTGACCACCAACATCTGTTACATCTACAGTTGGGATGATGACGATATTGGTTTATGCCTCCATTACCAAAAATAATAATAATACGGGGTTTGATCTTAGATCTGTGTATCCTATCTTTTCTTCTCTTCGCCTCTTCTGCGGCTCTTTCTTTAATTTTTTTACGAATTTCTCTTTTGATACACGCCCTACACTTATCACATGCCTTGCAGCTATCAATACATCCTTGCTCGTCGCACTCACAATCTTTATGTTTACGGGGAGTGGCCGCCAAAGAAGGGGTAGCCATCATTAAAAATAGTACCGTAGTAATAATTAAGTGTTTCATTTTATCCTCCAGAAAAGAAAACGGGTTTTAACTGAATTGATCAGTACAGAGAGGAGAACCCGAAACCTCCTGCATAATAAAGCTGCTGATCAAACCAGCTCTGTCATGGGATCTCGGTGATCTAGAAGATACTGAGGTCGTCCACCTGTGTCGATAACCGTTGTGTCTCTAGGATCAATTCCAAGATTATAATAAATCGTACTAGTAATTTCCTGAAAATGAACTGGGCGCTCGACAGCGTGTTCACCAAGACGATTTGTTTCGCCAATCGTTTGACCAAGCTTCATACCGCCACCAGCCAATAGAGCGCAACTAACTTGTGGCCAGTGATCTCGGCCAGCACCCTTATTAATCTTGGGTGTACGACCAAACTCGCCCCATACCACAACAGTCACATCATCAAGCATCCCTCTTTCATCCAGATCCTCAACCAATGCGCTGACACACTGATCAAGCTTACCACCATGATCTCTAACGAGATCAAAGTTAGCGCCATGACTATCCCATCTACCATAAGAAAGGCTCACAGAACGCACTCCTACCTCAACCAAACGGCGTGCCATGAGGACGTGTTCATTAACAGTAGGAGCACCGTCATACTGATACTTAAAAGGCTTACCATCTCCATAACGTTCACGGATTTTAGGGTCCTCCTGACTTAAATCCAGAGCGTCTACAAGTTTACTAGAAGTAAGTACATCAAAAGCCTCATCAATGAAAACATCTCCTTCAGGCTTAATATTACCAAGGCCTGTTAGCAATTCTTTTCTAGATTGTAGCCTATCTTTAGTAATACCATTAAGGGTGAGGTCAGACATCATCTCGCCATTAGGTTTAAAAGGTCTATGGGAGATACCGAGATAGCCCTCACTACCAGACTCAGACCACGGGCTATGTTTGGTTTTAGCTGCCAGACCAATAGTGGCTGGAACTGATACGTCTACGGGACCTTGAATCTTTGAAGCAACCGATCCAATACTAGGATAGCCAACTCCAACGATCTTTTCATTTCGTCCCCATCCGCTCATACATTGATAGCCGTCATGACCACCAGCCGAACCGATCACTGAACGAATAGCAACAAACTTATCCATCATAGAGGCGATCTTAGGAAAACTTTCTCCAATCTGGATACCGGGTACTGACGTATCGATAGGCTGGAATTCGCCTCTAATTTCTGCGGGAGCATCTGTTTTAATGTCCCACATGTCTTGATGCGGAGGACCTCCTCCTAAAAATATATTAATAACAGCTTTGTGTTGGGTGCCGTTTTGTTGTTGTGCCTGTAAAATATTAGGCAAAGACAACATACCAAAACCGCCCACCGATAAGAATCCTCTTCTTGATAGTCTAAACATCTTAATCTCCTAATCATAAAATTGATTGGGCTTCACCCTCTAACAAGTAACGCGGCCTTCCGCCATTATCCACTTTCTGAATACTCATAGGAATATTAAAGTGGTCAAATAGTGTTGCGCACACATCCAACGGACCATATGGGTTTTCTTTAGGTGTATACGACTTATCAGCCTTACCTACAGTTCTTCCTAACTCATATTCTCCTCCAGCCATAAGCATAGGTGACATCGCGGGCCAGTGGTCGCGACCTGCGTTGCCATTAAGTTTAGTTCGGCCAAACTCTCCGGTGACCACCAGTAAAATCTTTTCATTTAATCCTTTTTCCCAGACATCCTGCAAGAAAGCCGCAATAGCCTGATCAACAGGAGGAACTCTACCCTTAAGAGCATTAGAAATATTACCATGCATGTCCCAACCCCCGTAGTGCATCGTAATAAATTTTGTACCATACTCTGAAAGTCTACGTGCTAGTAACATTTGCTTTCCAATATCGGTATTACCATATGCATCTCTAGTTTTAGTTGGCTCTTTATCGATATTGAATGCCAGCTTAGCAGTGCCGAGAATAGTATCATAAGCCTGTGTAGTATATTTACCTATGGAATTAGCTGCATTACTAACGATTTCATGCTGCTTATCCAAGGCCGCCAGTAATTCACCGCGCGACTTGAATCTACCTATTTCTACTCTAGGACTGAGGTTGTCCTTGTTGGAAGGATCAAATGGTTTATACGCTCCACCTAACCATGAAGGTCCCTCTCCCGAAATACCACCTTGTTTAATATAAGTTGGAATTCCCGTAGAAGTATTAGCTCCATAGATGGAAGAAACGATAGAGCCAAAACCCGGATATTTTGGGTTGGATGTTTGGGCTCGTTCGCCGTTGTAGTGACCCGTCATCATCCAGTGAGTTGCTTGACGATGAGATGAGTCACCGTGCGTAAAAGAATTAACAGTTACAATTTTATCTTTATGTTTAAATGTTTGAAGCCAATCAGCCCCTAATGATATATTAGTAGCGCTGTCATATAACAACCCATTCACAGGTCTAAATTGATCAGGAACATTGAAATCAGTGGGAGCATGAAACGTTTCAAATTGAGTGGGTCCACCACCCAGCCACAGCCATACTACTGATTTGTCTTTTAGAGCCAGCTCCTCTTCTTCCGATAATGCTAAATCGGATAGACCTATCGTAGACATTCCAGCTCCGATACTTCCCATACGTAAAAAATCACGCCTATTAAAATAAAAATCTAACATGCTTTCCTCCTTCTAGTAGATATCGGCTCCTCGCGTTATACTTTGAATAGCTGTATGCCTGTAAGGAACGTAATCATTAAATGTATTGGCATATTCTAAAGTGAGTTCCGTATTACCGCCTCCAGTGTCTCCTCCGCTGTATGATATAGAAGATAGATAATTTTTTGTACTAAGATCCCAAACAAAATATGTATAAATAAGTGGGTTGGTGGTTGGAATTGTCGCTGCTATCTTAATCGGACAATCTGCTGTTTGTCCCGGCGCAGCATTTGCATTAGTATTGAAGTTCGTGTCTACATTTTTAACAGCCCTATTAAAAGTTGTTTCTCCTGACCGAAACCCCTGCGCAGCAATCCCATTGAATGAGCATGTAATTTCCAATGGCATATTAATATATTTCCATTTATTCAATTCATTAGCCTTAAGGTCAGTACCAGCATCAAGTTCAGACCCACGCCAATTTCCCATATCAGGAAGTTCAGAATAAGTTACACCCACAGAAATATCTATACTTTGAAGACCCTGCAAACTAGCAATTGGAGTAAAGGTTTGTGTCACTTCATCTGGATAAGTGCCTCCTGTAATGTGACTCCATTTTACTAAACTAGCGCTTTCTGGAAACGTAGGAAGATTAGTATAATCTGCTACTTCCAAATAATCTATATTTCTGCGCGTACTTTTAGTAATAAATGTTAATGATTCTGTAACTGCTTGTCCTACAGATATATTATATGATACATTTGTTAAAAGGCAATATTCATAGGTAATAGATTCGACTAAGTCTGGAGTTGGGTCAGTCGGATCAATAACTTTACCTATATAAGCAGCCGCGTCTGCCCCGTATAGTAGAACTATATTATATTGAGGTAATTCGTTGCCTGACATCCCAAAGTTAGCAGTATTCAGAAAATAACTGGCGTCATAGGCTACAGGAGGAGATGTAGTAGGCGTGTAAAAGGGTGTAGTATTTTCGTCTAGGACACGCTCAATAGTTATTTCTATATTTGGTTGTTCATACCATAAATAATTTCTTTGGGATCTTCCGATATCGGGAAGACTATAAGAGGGCGTATCGACATTTACGCCTACAGATTGAATCCCACTTAGAAATGTAGCGTCAGTGGGATCACTAATATAAGATGTGGGGCTTACTTTCTTGTACAAAACCCCTTGACAGGCATAAAATATCCTGTTATTATTATTTACCATTACAGGATCTCACAGGTTCCACCGGAACAAGCTAATTCTTGTTGCAGCTTGGTGTTGTCTTCTTTTTCCACTACAGAAATATAATCTACATCCTGATATTCCCGGTTTAATTCAGTCCACAACTTATAATTATACACATCTTTCATACAATAAGTCAACTTCTTGATGTCATCATCAAAATATTTTTTAGTGAATCTATGGCATCTTTTTACCCAATTTCTTTTAGAGGACCCTTTAACCGGACCCCCTAGATTGAGTAGGGTATCACATGCAGCCCACAAATTATCTTCCCAAAGCGTTAAAGCTACTTCGATTAGCCCACTTACAAACATTACGCCATCCCCATGATGGGACACCATTTCACTAGGCAAATAGATGGTTGTAAAAGGGGCCTGAGGATAATCTTTATCGCCGGTAACAGGTAATAGAGAAATCCCACAGAACCATTTTCTATTTCTGTAAATAAATTTTTCTACATCATCCCATTCACTCTCTTTGATATTAATAGTATTACTAACATTATGGCTAAGCCATGGCTGAGTGCATAAATCTTGATTTGTACCAGTAATCACCCAATTTTGTTGTGTAGATTTTACAGCGATTAGGAGGTCTAAAGCCCCCACTTTATTCTTGGTTTTTGAGCCTGCTGCCACTTCAATACAAAAGGATATCACGTCATCGCTATCATTAGCGGACCACACAGACTCCTGACAGGCTCTAGGATTAATTTTTTTAAAATGCTTATATATATCTTCCATTTTGTTAGCCTGAACGCGCCTAATGTACCTTTTTGCGTGATGTGGGTGTATTCCAGAGCTAGTTCCTAGTATACAACTAGCAGTACCTTCTGGCTTAACACACGTACATCTGGCAGCTTGATTAATACCAATTTTTTGGGCTAATTCTTTATTCACTTGCTTTACTGTTCTAGCTGCTCTTCTTTGGAACTCAGGAGATAGACATACCTCGTGTGCCTCCATTATACCAGTCATAGAAACGCCAATAAGCGCTTCCCGTTCCATAATGTTTTTGCTGGCATGTTCCAAATAGCCCACATCAGTAAAACCAGCTTGTAGAGTCCCAATAATAGCAGCAGCCCTTGCTGACTCATAAAGATCCTCTTCACTCTTAATTCGGGCACAATTAATTGTAGACAAATTACAGGCCTGCCATCCAGACTGACCAGTTTTTTGATCAACAGGCCAAAATCCTATTTCTACACAGGGATTCACTAAAAACTCAGTGGAGTCTGCCCAAACAAAACCGGGCTCGCCAAACTCTCTAACTGATTGCATCAAGTCAGAAAATTGTTCTGGCGTCGTAGTCTCTCTAAGCAGTAAGGCTGAGTTATTAGAACGTCCTCTTTGAGGATTCTCATGAAACCAGTTACCTGTTTTTGCGGACGCCATTTTTGTGTCATCTGGTGAAAACAGGCATATAGTAGCGCTTCGCCTAACACCACCACTAATAACAGCGTCAGCAGAATGCATAACAATATCATAAGCATCAATTGGACTAAGTTGTTTATTACCATGTTTAACTGTTTCATCTAAAAGACTCTTTATATTTTTAAGTGACTTTTTAAGAGGTTCCGGTCCCGGAGCCTTTCCCCCATGAGAAAGAGGGGCGCCCGCTTCTCTTATTTTTGTAAAATCAAATACTACATTTTTACCGGAGTATTCTTTAAAATCTTTTGGTCTATTAAAATAAGAATTAACCAACACACCAACTGCATCTGACCACCCCTCTATATTATCTTCTACCGTAAACCTTTTGGTGCCTTCTTTATTTTTTACTAAATTAGGTAACTTAGCTACATGATGTTTCTGTACAGAAAATCCAGTCCCACACCCACAAAGAAGGAGATACATGCATTCTTGAAAGAATTGTGGGCGATCACAGAAGGAGGAAATACAATTATACATCCTCATGTTATGTTTAAGAATGGGTTTTCCACCAAATTGTAAGGCACGTTGAGATCCTAAAACACGTCTCTTCTTCATCATATCATATGCCCACTCGATATCCTCATGTATCTCTGAAATATCTTCGTATTTTTTGAGCATCATTTTTTTTACACGATCTACAGTTTCATGCCATGTTTCTCTTCTTTTTTTGTCTGATATCCATCGGGCATATTTAGCGACAAAAGTATAATCCATCAGCGATTTGATCGACATGAAATATATTTTCCTTTAGGTAATCTTTAAATCAAGATTTGTTTTAACATTGTAGATCTCTAGACCGTTCTTAACTAAAAATTGATGTACAGATGTATCGTTATCATTCTTGGAAGATACAAAAGAATCTTTTTCTATGTACCACTTATTAATGCCATTTTGCCATAATAGTTTAGCACACCGAAAACATGGATAATGTGTGACATACGCTTTAAGGGGACCAAAATATCTGCGTTCCATATTAGATACGGCATTTTCTTCAGCATGAACCATAAACGGATATTTTTCTGGACGAAAAGTAGGAAGGACAGAGTCGTTACAACCTGCTGGAAAACCATTGTAACCCATACCTACTACATGATTAAGTGTATTAACTAAAACGCACCCAACCCTAGTCTCGCTATCGTGACTACGGATGGATGCGTAATGAGCCATACCCATAAAATACTGATCCCAAGACGGTCTGTCCATTGTTTATTCCAAATTAAGAGATAGCCTGACACTTACATTATCTACAATTATCTAGCTTTTGTCAAACATTTTTTTGTAAAAACTATCGGTTTCTCAATGTATTAATCATAACATCAAACTTTTCATTAAGTTTATCATTTAAGTGTAGTTTGCAGTCTGCCACGCTACTTTCTAGGTTGTCTATTTTTGTTTCTATTTTGCCTTCTAGGCTATCGACTTTATTTTCTAAAGATGTTAATCTTCTATTTAATGAATCGTTCACTCTCTCCTCCAGTAAAATAATTTTTTTACCATGAGTCATAATAGTAAACAACATCCAGCCCATTAAGGGTATAAATACCATACCGACAACTTCAGCTATACTTTTAAGCAGTTGCCATGTATCAGTCATAACAAGCCTTTCATATAAAATAAAAAAAAAGGGGGAGAGAAATTCCCTCCCCCTTCTTATAAGTTTAGATTACATACCAGTAATTGGTGAATAATCGAAGAAGTCACCGCCAGTTGCGACAGTAAGATCAACGAAATCAACTTTCATTACCAACTCACCCGGAATGGCTCTAGTTGGATTAGCAGCCTTGTCTGTTCTAGCACCAGTAGCACCAGCAATCGGGTCCCACATATTGGTAGTAGACAGGGTGTCTGGAGCAGTCGCGGTATCCATACCACCAGTAGCCACGTCTAGCCAGTTAATTCTGGAGTCGGTCATTTTGGCTCCAGTACGTGTGGTATGTGTCCAGCTAAACCGATCAGCACGGAATGCCGTGACAATCTTAGCCCCATAATCATGCTGGAATTGAAGAATCGCTTGATTCGAGGTGCCAACGCCCATGAATAGCAAGTTTGTTTTAGCCACACCAGAAAGGGTGGTGGATTGACGAGCAATAACATATTTGCCCTCAGCTTCGTAGGCAAACGTACCAGCGCTTAAAGCCTTTTGAGCATTATAAGCGCCATTACCAGTAATAATTCTAGGTAGCGTGTTAGAGTCTGCGGCGAGCGATACGCCATCTTTAAGAGAGAGCGCTTTGGTGATAACTGCACCAAGTCCGCTGGTCACAGCTGAATTCTGTAGAATGCATCCACCTTCTACTGCAAAAATAAAAGCGCCGCCCGTCGTGTTAACTAAATAAGCACTTGTAGATGTAGGAACTGCCATTAGATAAGCCTCCATAATGGAAATAAATATATGTTCCTACAATATCCAAAAACGGTCCGGTTCCTATCTAACAATACACAAAAAGCCGTCTCATCGGTTTATTTTTTCAAATGATTTTAAGGCTTTTTTAAATCTTCTTCTAGCGGTTTCTCGACTGTAACCGTTTTGCCGTCCCATTTCTTCCATGGTCATGCCGTATACATATTTTTGTTTAATCAAAATAGTATATTCATCACTTAAACCGTCTAGCACATGATCTATATCGTCTATAACCTCACTAGACTTTTCGATATTTTTACAGCTGAACTCCCTTTTCTTTTTTTTCATAGTATTTTTTATAGCATAGTCAAGCTGTTGATATAGAAACGTAGTAAACTTAGTTTTTTTAGATGGATCATATCTGTTAAGACATCTCCAAAGTGTAGTTAATTTTAGTGAATACAAATCGTCTGCGCTTAAAGCAGTAGAATATCTTGCGCAAACCTTATTCATAACCTTAATATTATCAATATTGCTCAAGGATTCTTCAAAAGTTCTATCCATTCGTGCTCCTTAATATAACACCACCTAATTTTTGCTTGAGGGCTTCCAATTCACTAAGTTCATCTAAATACTGTTTATTCATATCGTCTGAAACTATATAATCTATTTCTCCTTGTGGTGAAACAAATATAGACCAATATCTATTGGTGTCCAGTTGTTCTTTAACCAAATCAACAGCCAACATTATTTCTGCGTCGTCGAGAACTTCGCTCACGGTGTAATTACATATTGTATCTTCTATTTCTTTTCTGACTTCGGAAGTATTGAACATTTTTGCAATACCCACAAAAAATGTATATCTTCCAAGAGGTTTTAAGGCCTCAATACCGTTAACATCTTCTAGCACTTCAATTATTTCATTAGTTAAATCAAAATTGGTATAGCACATCCAACAATCCCACCTATCGGATGGTTTAAGTGAGGACTCTGCTGGGTAAGGCCCATATGGGGTGTACACTACCTTTTGTTTGACGGGAACAAAATATTCTTTCAAAAGTCCTTCTGGATCAGTGTCCATCATACCAAATTCTTCGTTTTCTTCTTCTGGTTGGGGTTTCTCTTCTCTTAATATTTCTTCTATTTTGGCATTCCAGCTCTCCCAGCCTATTTTTTTAGATGTGGACATCATATATCTCCTTAAAGCTAGGACTATATCTACTATCAAGTATACACATTATGGCTTGACTTGTAGTGGAGATACTGCCACATCATCCTTATTTTTATTTGACACATGAAGTTCCTGTAATTGGGTATATTTAACTAAGAGTTTATTGAATTCTTCTTGTCTACCACCAGACACACATTTTTCATAAAGATCCTCTAATAGAATAGTAACCAAATTATCATATTTTAATTTATACAATATGGTAGCTAAAAAATCAATGTTTACTTCTCCATCTTGCCACCCACATTCAAAAAAAACCATACCTTCGTGATCCGTAGATACTGTTACGAAACAGCTTTTTTCGTCATCTTCTGAAGGTGGAAGATCCGAATTTTGAGATAAGTTCGACATAGTAAGGGTCCAGCTCCGGTAGGTGGGATTTTTCCATTTTATCAAAAGTATAAAAATCACCCTTTTTTTCTATTACACCAGAAAGAGATAGTGTTGTTATGTAAATCACTTCGGCCTCAGATAGGTTTAATTTTCTGAAACCGCACAACATCTTTGTAGCCCATTCATAGTCTACATTTAAATATTTTTCATGTATAGAGCGAAGGGTGGATGACTCATCTCCTGTTCCCATATATGCGGAAGGTAAAAACCCCTCATTAGTTAGGAGGGTCTTAATGTAATTATCATCGGTAGGAAACAGAGATTTATTCATTGTTATCACAAGATAACTAATTTTAATCTTCATTTGTTGACTCATCGAGATCTTGTGCTGACTGTAACTGTTGCATCATTTGTGACTTCATCTCTTGAATCACATTAAAATTGCTTTGGGCCGATTCATACTTCTTAACGGCATTTACAAATTCCCCAAAAACATCGGGGTGTTCACCAATACCTACCGAACTGGTCATGTAGAGATTAAGAGTAAGAGCGTGCTCATCCATAAGAGCCTTAAAGAGTGATTCGGCAGCGTTCAAAAAATTATTCATGTTTTCTCCCAATAAAAAAGAAAAAGTGAGTCGCTATACTCCATTATAGCAACTCACCTTCAATATGTCAATTTTTTTTACTTTTTTTTGAAAGTAACTTGGAATTGACTTACCTATATTATTCAGACGGTTTCCCGTACCGTGTCGCCAATAATCCATGCAGCGACAATAGTCGTAACACCCACAATTTGCTCAGTGTCGAATTCCATACCAAAAATTTCTGAGCCAACCACAGCGATAACGCCAGCAGCGGCTACCCAAAAACGACGCGATTTAAGCAACGAAACAAGTTTATCTTTCATAACAGTTCTCCTATAAAGTAAAATTTTAGCCGTCCGTGTTCACACAAATACTAGGTCCATACAGTTTCTGTATTTTTTGTATATCGTCTGCCTGTGGCCCCAAAGAGTTATTTATATAAGGAAACATTAACGCATTTTCATCATTAGAATGGTCGAGACCTAATAAATGTCCGATTTCATGAGCGGCTACAGATCGTAATACGATACCCTGAAGATAATCCTCAGGTATTACCCATTTTTCAGCGAGGTCAAACTTAGTCAACAGCTGACCATCAAAATCTTTGTCATTCGGCATTTGTGCCCAAGCTAATATGCCTCCCCTTCTACCGAAACCCTCACGCCATCTACGTCCCACGCTAATGATAATATCGGCTTCATTTGAACGGTTGGTGTGCTCAAAAACAAGTGGAGTTATTGCAGACCAAGCGTCAAAAGCGAGCTTAAATTCGTGATCCCATACATCTCTTTCTAATTCTCTCGTGTCCCTGCCTTGCATATGATAAGAAAGATTATTTTTTCCCCATTTTGATTTTTTTCCAGATACATCCTCTATTGAATCTTTAACGCCACATCTTGGATAGTTTTTTGATATCGAGTATGCTTCGTTTTGATTATATATTGAAAAACCTAAAAATGCCGACAAGGTACCAGCACAAAATTTTCTTCTTCTCATCGTAACCCCCTAAAAAAGCACTAAAGCCCCCAATCCATTGAGAGCCTTAGAGTTTACATCCTAGTCTTTTACAAACAGCTGTTTGAAAGAATCTACAGACCACCATCCCTGCCACACACCACCGAAAAACACACCAGCGCCGACACAAGCCAAAAAGAGCAACGGTCGACGGTTTGCTAATTCGAGGGGATGCGTGAGGCCATAAATTAGGCTTCGTAACGGTTTTTTTTCGTCAAAACCCATGATTACCCCTTTGTAAACAGGAAATTAATTAAAACACCCTAAAAACGCCATATGCAATTACAGCAACGGCAGCAGCTATCGCAAACCACTTAAATACACTCGCTAGAGCTAAAAGTAAATCACGAAGTGGTCTGGGTCGCTTTATTCTCCACTCTCTATATCTATCTACTCGTTTTCTATAGGCCTCCCTACGTTTTTCTGCCTTTTCTGCAAATGATGCCATTATATTTCCTCATTTTATCAAATACCACCCAGTAACTCATTAGCCGAATTTTTCCACGAAAATTTTACAGCCGTATTGATGCCTGATGTATTAGGTGATAAGGAGCCCTCATTTTTTTTGTGATATATTGATCTCATATGTTCTATGGTTTGGTCTTTTTGATTTTCAGATATTTCCGCCCAAAAACCTCTGTCACCGTGAAACCAAACGCCATCATAGGCGGTTTCTAGGTTATCAATATTTATCAAATGGGCATTTTCTGTGGTACAAAATTCCGTGTGACCGGAGTAATTGGTAGCTATAACGTGTTTACCGCAACTCATCATTTCAAGTAATTCTAAGTTCCAGCCCTCCGCTCTGGCGGGAAAAATACCACAATCTGTTTGTGTCATAATATTATACACATCTTTTTGTGTTTTTTGACGGGGAATGACGCGGATTTTGTCTCCGAGAGGAGACGATTTGTATGTATCAATCCATTTTTGATTATCAACATTAGGAAATGGGTTATCGCACATCATCCACAATTCCACATTATCGTTATAGTTAAATGCTTCATTAAAATAATCCACCAAAACATCATGTCCCTTTCTAACTTCCCATTTTCCACAATTAAAAAAAATAGTCTGTTGTCGGGAAGATGGTTTTTCCTTAAAAATATTTCTATCAACACCCAAAGGCACAACGTGAATATTGTCACCGTTAAAACTTGTATTTTGAGCAACAATTTCCTTGGCCCACCTAGAACAAACAAATATTTTATCACAGTGTAACATACTGGCAACTTCAGTAGGACTAAATTTAGTTAATTCAAAAACGGGAAAGCCAACATGCACCCCTTTACCTACATGATGATGTAGCTCATGCTGATGCCATAATCGCACAGAAGGAGAAGACGTGCTAACCGATTGTTGGTTACTAAGGCATTTTTCTACTATTGCCATATCGGGCATTTGTTCTGGTTGCCCAATGGGATACAGGGCAACACCATTATTTTTGTGTAGCTCTTTCATAATGTTATAGCCAGCAATACCATATCCCAAATTATTAATTGGGGCTGTTAAATTTATCATTTTTGATCCTTTGCGTTATTACAGTAGTAGATATCGCTTTAGCGTAAGGAATAAACAAAATTTCACACTTCATATCGTCCAGTAATTCTTGTGTTAGATTTAAATAACTCAAATAATTTTTTGTTTTCCAGTTTGACCCCAAAACAATGTAATGGGGCTTACACACCTGTTCTATAAGATATCGCTGGTTGTGTTCAGAAGGAACTATAAACGCTTCGTCTACATATTGACATGCTTGAACGACTTCTAGGCGCTCATTACCATGCATAATTGGCGTATTTTCCTCAGAAAAATGATCTCCTTCAATAGCCACAATCAGCTTGCAGCTCTGACTGAAAACATAGGCGCGATTTTTTTTTCTAAAATATCTTTTGATGTTTCTAAGAAATTTGACATGTCCGTAATGGAACAAATCAAATGTGCCTCTGGTGTAAACTATGGGGGGGCTCATGTCTATGCCTTTGTGTGTGTGTTCTTAAATCTTGGAGAAGAAAGGACTCAGTCGGAAAAGAAGAGGTAGGACATACCTTAATTATCTAGTATTTTTTTTATTACCGGAGCCAACGTATCATATACCGCAAAATGTTCTTCTGTAGTGGGATAATAACTATTATGGGTCATAACTCGTTTTGGCTCCCCTAAAAACTCTTGTGCGTACTTATTTTCTTGGGGAAAAGGGAATCTTTCGGGCTCAGACTGATATATTATTTCTACGAATTCGTCGGCTTCTTCAGCAATATTCATTATGGTGTCTTTGTCAATCAATTGGGGGAACCTACCAAATAAAGTATTTGTATCAGTTGTATCTATAGTGTTATCTGAATATCCAAATTTTGACATGAATAAAAATATGACTGGCACAGTAATAGCCCTAAAAAGTTCTTTGAACTCCTTCATGTATTGCACACGAGTTTCCAAAACTAATTCTATAATTTTATCCGTTTCAAATTTATTAATTATATATTCCCAAAAGACTTGTCCTACACAGTGCTCACCGGTTATTTCATTTTTTCCATGATTAGACCACGCTGTCCAATATTTATTACTCACGCTTCTTCCAGACATAACTGTTACAACCGCCAACTGACCTCTATTAATAACATCTAAATTATCCACAAAAAAGGGACTGGAAGGCCCATGGCCAGCAGTTCCAAAGTTTGCACATTCAACACCTAAAAAATTATGAATAAGTGTCGGAAAAGGGAACGACGCATATCTTCCAAAAACTTGTCCAGCCCCCAAAAACGAAATATAATCTTTCTCTAACATAGGAGCAGGACCCCTAAAGGGATGCCTATTGGAATGCCATATTTCATAATTAAACCAAGGGTCTTCTTTTTGATAGTATCCGTAGTCTAGCATCTCAATTATTTCCTATGGTGTTTCTAAGTTCGGTTGCGTTGGGTATTAATTCATATTTAATATTACCTAAATTAAATTTGTCAGCAGGCGAGAGGAATTGCTTCCACTGATCATTCTTTATGCGGCACTCTAGAAAATTACAAAGTCCAAGAAAATTTTTTTGCACATTTTCATTGTACCATTTTTCATAAGTTATATAATATGTCTGTTTACGTTGTGCCATTCTACGGTATATTTTTAAATTTTTATTCAGCAGCCTGTGCCTATGGTTGACAAGACCCATAGGCATCGGGTCTCTCATGAGAGTATGGAAATCTGAAAAATCTTTTTTCGTATGACCACCTTCGGCCTTGTCCCATTCATTCCAAAATGAGTGTCCAGTTTTTTGTTTATAGTTAATAGACATCCATTCTGATAAAGCAACCTCCAGCTGGTCTTCTCTGTGTATAAAAACAATTTTGTGAGCGATGTCAAACAGTCTCTTCAAATCAGCCATTGGGATTTGGTGAGACAAATGTTTGATACCTTCGTTTGACATAGTTGCTAACATCTCAAATACAGATTCAATATCCTCATGCACAATAAGGTTATCTGGCCCCTTTTTAATATTCTTGTTGCAGTCTGGATTAAAGGGTTCTACTAAAATATTAATGTCCGTAGACTTGTTTAAAGATTTGTTTATTGATGTACTTCCACATCTGGGAGTTGTTCCAAATAGTAATATCATGTTACCCGCTCACAATATATGATAACGACTTTACTAATGATTGCGAAAACAAATGGCCACTAAGCCACCTTTTATCCATTTGCTTAAGATAAGTATGGGCTTTTATTATATTGTTAGTATTCGATAGCAATTGGGCCGCATGATTAAGATTATTGAAATACAAGGGATAATCTTCTCCTAGGTATTCTACAACTGCGTCTATCTTATTTATTAGAATGGGAGTATTGCTGGCCACACATTCAATTACGGCGTTATTAGCAGAACTATCGTACAGATCTAAAAAGACAACAGATGATGACATTAGATAGTCGTACTCTTCGTTTGTTACGGTGTCACATATCGCCACTGAAGAGTCTTTAAATAGGTAGCTATGAGGCTGAGGTAGTAGTGACTTGTATTTATCAAATAAACCTATCGCGTGATCCTTCTCACTAGGAAGCCAAACTTTACAAAATTGTGGCGGCGATTGTAAATCAAATATGGATTCCAATTTTCTTAACCAATAACCTATTTGAATAATTTTTTTAGGGTGACAAGATAAAAATTTAGAAGGTGACCATTTGATCAAAGGGATTCGTGTAGGATGCTTGATTGATATCACTGGCACCTCTACCCTTTTACGAAGCCACTTACCAAGATACTCCGATAGCGTAACAAAGCATTTACAGGTAGATAAAGATTCCTTAAATACCTGCCTATCCAGTATGGCCTGTGGCGAATTATATATTTCAAACCAATCAGGAGGATTTGGAGGATTATGTAAGAACCCAATCCAATCTTGTTTGTAGGGCAGATTGTGTGGATTGTTTCCACAGTAATATTCGTTTAGTTTCCATGAGAAACTTCTTTCCATGAAATCATCAAGAATAATACCCGCCTTAGAATGAAATGGACGCAGCGCGTTTATACAATAAGCCCATCCACTTCTATGATGAGTGAACCCGCTGCACTGAGACAGGTTTAAAGATATCATATTATCTTTCTGCCTAACATTCCTTCAAAAAAGCCCACTTGGTATTTACACTTAAGAAATACTAACTTTTCAGCATAGCTATAATTTGTTTCCTCGTCATCAGACAGTAGCCAACGAGGAGATGTATTATCAAACATTTCTGGAGATTCAATAAATCTATGCCATGTTTCTGCCAGTCTTTCCTTGTCTGTCTTATAAGATATAAGTATACCGTCTTGATATCCTAAGTCATAATAATATTCAGAAATACTTTCTATATCAAATTCAGCCTCTGATATAAAATATATACTCTTTAAAGAAGACGAATGTATTATCCGGCCCTTTGTGGACATCATTTTTATAAAATGTTTATTATTGCGTAAATATCCTCTAGGAGAAGCGATTGGTGTATAGCCACCTATTTCATTGTATATTCTACCAGAAAAGAAGCATCCATTAATGGGCGGAAAATTATGTTCTTCATCTGATATGTCAATCAACAACATCTCTTCTGTAACTGGTATACTATAGTTTTTATAATTTTCCTCAATCGCCTTTGTAAACCAATCGGAATTATTTTTATGCCGAGTACAAATTGGTCCACATAACACGGCTGCATCTCTATGTAAATTATTTATAGAAACAACAGCCGCCAAATAATCACTTCTAATAAACATATTTTCATCTAATATACCCACTAACGAAGCATCACTAGTTGTAGGGAT